GTCAATGCCCTGCTTGCTACTGGTCAATTGAAATCCGGTCAAGAGTATGATTTTGACTTTGACCATCAGTTCATTGAAACAGAGAAGTATGATGCAAAACCAACCTACAAGAAGTTCTTGGGCTATAGTCCAGGTGTAGCTGTCATTAACGACATGATTGTTGGTATTGAAAATAGAGACGGCAACACAAACGTGCGCTTCAACCAAAAAGAAACTTTGGAAAGAATCTTCAAGCGATTGGAGGCTTCGGAAATATATATTTCTCGTGCCCGCATGGATTGCGGCTCATGTTCGGAGGAAATCGTAGATATGGTAGAGGCTCATTGCAGGCATTTTTATATTCGTGCCAACAGATGCTCTTCTTTCTACGATTCCATGTTTGCCTTAACTGGATGGAAAACTGTTGAAATCAACGGTATTGAGTTTGAGTTGAATTCTATCCTTGTTGAGAAATGGAAAGGAAAACCGTATCGTCTTGTCATACAGAGACAAAGGCGAATAGAGGGAGACCTTGACATTTGGGAAGGCGAATATACCTACAGATGTATACTGACTAACGATTACAAGTCGAGTGCAAGAGACATCGTGGAATTCTACAATCTTCGTGGTGGCAAGGAACGCATCTTCGATGACATGAACAATGGCTTTGGCTGGAACCGATTGCCAAAATCGTTCATGGCACAGAATACTGTATTCCTGCTTATGACAGCTCTCATCAGAAACTTCTACAAAGCTATTATGCAGAGATTGAAAACCCATGAATTTGGATTGCGTGCCACCAGCAGAATCAAGACCTTTGTTTTCAAGTTCATCTCTGTTCCTGCGAAATGGATTAAGACATCACGTAGGCATGTATTGAACATTTACTCAGACAACAATACTTATGCCAACCTGTTCAAGACAGACTTTGGTTAAAGACCATGCTTTTCTGGTTAAACCAGCGTATTACCTCAAGTCGCTTTATGGGGTAAGGGGATTTTGTGTCTGCGACATTTCTGTTGTGCAAGAAATATGTACAATAAAAGAATTTTTGTCGTTTTACAAGTAAATTCCCACGAAACCCTATAGGTTGCGGATTTGAGGATTAATAAATTACTTTTCTTATCAAATAGTTTATAACCACTGCGGAGATACCAATCTAGAACAAAGCTATCAGATTCATCTTTATCAAATTCCAATCCGATTTTCTTCACCCCATTTAACTTAGCCTGTTGTTCTGCGAGTTGTAACAGGCGTTGTGCAACACCATTTCTTCTATAAACAACATCAACCCAAAGAGCGTATATTAGAGCATCAGCCTTGCCGAAAATATCACTAACATATAATGGAATAGATATTTGAACAGAGCCATGATTTTCTTCATCAGTTATTAAAATTCTGATTTCATCCTTCCATGTCTGTTTTTGTATCATAATCAATCCTCCAACTCTATATTGTGTTCTTCTGCGAAACTATCTTCTGCCTCTTCGCAAAACTGACCTTCGCAAAGTGATTCTGGGAGTGCTCTGCTAGTATAATACTCTCGGCAGCATAACTCACAGATTTCATTTCCATAATTATTTCTTAACTCTTCTCTAGTCATTATTCGCCATCCTTTCTGACTAAATAGTCATACATAGACTTGCGGTTTCTACGATATTCATTACATATCTTTTCTGCCTCTTCCTCTGTATCGCAAGTTGCAATGACTCTATCGGGATATGTATCCCAATATCTAACTACTTTAAATTTTGTCATAATCAATCCTCCAATAATTTAAACTCGGCAATAGAGTGATAAAAATCACCATTGCCATATACGTCACAACTATATGATTTACAATTAACAGAAACCTCAAAATAGTTACCATCATCGTGTGTAATCTCTACTTCATTTGGTAGGATATTTTCCTTGAAGTACTCAGCAGATTGGATATTATCCATAGGCTCTTCAGTCATAAAGGTTACACACTTTTCGTTGATTATATCTTCTATAATCATAGGCTAATCCTCCAATTTTAAATAAGCCCCACCGTTACGACTTTCCTTCAGGAAGTCATAAACTTCTTCCTTGTAGGAACAACCGCAATCCTTCTGGAGAGCCTTTATTTTCTTGTAACCGATGCCAGCTTCACGGAAAAGTTCTGCTGCTAATCCATAATATTTTACGTAGCCAATTATGTTTTGAATAACTGACCATTGTCCACGCTCAAAATCAGTAATACTATCATCTTTAGAAACGCCTAAAGCCTTGTTACATAGTCCGCACACTCTAGCCATTTCTTTTTCAAGCTGCTCGAAGGTGTACTGGCTCCAGTGATATGTAAGGTAGCTTGCACTACCTAATGCTTCTTTAACTTTATTATGCATACTTATTCCTCCAACTTTTCAATAGGTTTCCAATGAGTGATATTGAACGCAACAGCACAAAGGAATCCATTTTTATCTGTATTCCAACCTTTGCATTTAGTTCTACTTGTCTTCAATACAATTTTAGGAGTTTCTTTATTTGTTACCAAAACGCTTTCATCGTAAGGAGGCAACCCATCCTCAACAGATACCCAGTCTGACTTGGAGAGTTCTTCCAAAGCTTCTTTCAAACAACAAATGCAATTATTCAAATATGTCTGTCTATTTTCATATTTGCGTAAAATTGCTAAATGTTTTGCTTCTTCTATCAGCTCTTTAACTTTCTTCTTATCCATAGTTACAAATTAAAATATTCACGTATCTGCTCACCTGTCATGCGATATACCTCAGATATTCGGCAGTCTCTAATTGAGCTATCCCATACACTGGTATGTTCATCATTACAACTACCATCAGCAACACGCTCTACGGCTTCTTCTGGTCCTGTTGCAAAGTCAACGCTTAGAAGTTCCTTTTCCTGGTCACTAAGCCCTTTTCCTTCCAAAGCAATATTTAGAGCGATTTGCAACTCGTCATGAGCCTTATCTGAATAGCCTATAGCCTTATCAATATGACTATTGATTGATTTCTCTTTCTTATCCATAGTTCTAAATTGTTTCTTGTTTAATCACTTCGTCAAGCCTTGCCCCCATCTTCTGAATGATGTTGTCAATGGTTTTGCCTTGATAGTCGGCAGCTATCTCTTGGAGGACTGCGAGTTGGCTTGTTAGTCTGAATCTGTTTGATACTGTTATACACTAATTCTTTCTCTCATTTTCAGTGCTTCCTCAAAAGGTATATAACGACCATTCTTTGCAAGTATAAACACTTTACTCATATCCATTTCTGTAAAATTGCAAGAAGTAGTATCATATCTATTACAAATACAATGTTGCTCTTTATCATATTCTTTTGGTGGCATCCATAGCGTATGGCACAGTTTACTCATCTCTGAGTCTTCCCCACCACCACATAAGACGCAACCACCCTTGCCTAGAAAGCACACCTGTTTAGTGTCTTCTTCTTTTTTATTGAAAGAAACTATAAGTTTTGTTGAACTATACAAGTCCGTAGTCTCATGAGGATAGAACGAGCGTTTTTTACCTTCTTTGTCTATGCCTTTAACGAGATAGTAGCCATTATCAATCTCGTCCATATAAGCATCATATAAAATTTCTCCTGTCTTTTTTACTTTTGCGTACATATTCTTCTTAATTATCCCTCTCCCTTTTGCAGGAGAGGGTAGTTAGTTACTCAACATCTTCAAACTCAGAGGTAATTTCCTCGTCTGACTTCTTTTTGAAATCAAAGTAAGATTCTGTTTCATCGTCATACTCGCAACTAAGGCTAACATCATAGCCATCCCAGTTGTCAACTCCACCTGCTTCCAACAAGTCTAACTTGTATTCAGCTTTAAGAAGCTCTGCCAAACGTTCTGTACTAATCTTTTTCATTATTACTTATATTTATATCCCATAAGGGATGGTTAATAAATTACAACACAATCATCAAATACTGATACACTATCAACATTCATGGGTTGCCCATTTTCTTGTGTACCATGAGAATATGGGAAGTTGACTTCCATAGTCTTATCCTCAATCTTTGATAATTCGTTAATCAATTCTTCTACTGTCATATTCTATCTATTTATGCCCGAAGGCGGTTAAGCAAACCAATACTCATCGCAAGGCTCTCCAACATATTCTCTTGCTTCATCTATAGTATTAAACACCTTTCGTGCCACATAGATGAATGGAATACAGCCGAATAGCATATTGTCTTGAACTATGTATCGATCTGGATGCAACTTTATAATAATTCTCTTTGCCATACCTACACCTCCATTTTGTGATTAATGTTCAAGCCGAAAAGAATGTGCTGTAAATCAGAAACAAAATCAACATCAGAAAGCTTCAACCTAGTAAAATTTTGCTCTTTGTGAATAATGTCATTCGTTGCTCTGATATAACAAACTTTATGTTCAAATGCAAAGACAACCCCCAATGTAACATTATTATCAATTTTTAGCAACAACGAATCTCTGCTAACTTTCCATCCGTTTCTAAGAAGTATATCCTTTGTTAAAGGAATAGGTTTTATCTCGTCATAGTAACCGACATTTCCCCAACCTTCACAATAGATAACACTATTCTTATCAACATCTGAAACTTTTACTACTCTTGGTTTCGTTGATACTGTTTCTATTGTCACAAAATCTCCTGGAATATATTCTAACTTATCCATACGCTTTACTCCTTAACTTCTTTAAAGATTACACACTTATTATCAGAACGTTCTCTTATTGTCCATTCCCAATATAGTCGATTATTCAAAGCGTTCCAATTATGATTTTTACACTTCAGCGTATTATTAGCGCACCATCCATGGGAACACCCAAACGCACAATTCCAACAATTTCCTGTGGCATCTTCAACAACAATGTATTTTTTGCCACAGTAATTAAAATATTCTCCAACTTTAAGCTCTTTCATTGCTCACCTCCTTTTGGGAACAAATCATCAATATTGATATATTCTACTAATGAGCCTTTAATGTAACAATCCCAAGCCTTTGTATCGACGACATCAGCTTCAAAACATTCTTCTTTGTCTTTGTAATGAAGCAATAAATAGTTGCATCTACGTTTTGGTGCTTCACTAGCAGGATGCCATAAATTCTTCAAGAACTCATTGATAGCCCACTTAGCACCAGCCTTGAAATCTATAATACATTGATTACGTTTTTCTTCATTAGTAATAGGATAATTCCATTCGGCTTCATCCCTATCATAAAACTCACCAATCATATAGACTTTTGCAACTTCTTCTATTTTCTTATCGTCCATCATATTTTTAAGTTTTATAGTGACCTCCACGACCAGTATTGTTCTGGGGCTAAGAAGGTATATGGGCATAAAGCCTTAACTTACTTTCGCTCATTCTGTGTCGTGGAGGTTGTACTATTCAGGATTATTTCTTGTGCCTAGAAGATGTTCATTACCTTCGTAAGGAATACAATACTTACGACTAAATCCGATACACCGAAAAGGATATTGTGATTCTTCTCTATAATGAGAAAAGAGGTCAGCTTCCCATACATCATCTTTCTCATTTCGCCCCAATACTTTATCGAATGTCTTAAACTCACACTTAGGCTTTTCTATTTCCAAAGTTTTAAGATCGAGTTTGCCACCAATTTTTTCCTCAATATTATATATATAGATTTGAGCAGCATTACTTTCTTCAATATGAAAATGTTGGGTAACACAAGTATAGCGTCCTGGGACATAATTTTTATAATTCTTATTAAGATAATGTCTACCTATAAAGGTTGTATATGTATCATCTGTAAACTTTTCGAAGATAATATGCGCATTATTCTCATTAACCAAGATATCGCCCTTCTGCCAAGCAAATTTGTTCCAATCACGCATTTCCTTAGAAGGGAATAATAACGGCTCTGATCCATCGTAATCATAGAATCTGCCACTACTTAAGAATAGTGATGTTCCTCCATGATGTTCCACAGCTATATAACCGCCACTTACATGCGAAAAAAATACTTCACTAAACAAAGGAGAATATAGCTTCGTATTTGCTGGCTTATCCTTTAGGATTTCCACTATATTAATCTCAGTTTCCATAACTAAACCAATTTTTGCGTTAAACAATACTGGTAGTAACTCATACTACCAACGTTTTTTGATATTTTTGGCAGCTCACCATCATAAGGAGTGACTTTCAAGCCATCAATGAAATCAGCATTCTCAGTTGATACCTCAGTATTATGCTCATTCATAAACACCTTTTGCGCTGTCGTAGAATGGCTTTCTGCTCTTAATTTACCGAGTGACCGCCAAACTTGTTTACGATGGATGAACAATCCATACAAAGGAATAGTTCTTACTTCTACTTTTGTACCCATAACCTTAACCATTTAAAGATGATAATAACTATTTGATACCCTTGCGCCCAAATCGAAGCATCCCACGGCATCCGGTTTTAAGAAGCGTTTCTCTAACTTCTCCAAAGCCACTTTATACTTCTGCTCCATGTGCTTGCAATGAAGTCTCTGAGCTAATTTAAGTTGCTCGACAACACCCTTGCGAGCAACTCTATATTGTTTGTCGGACATCATAGCCTTATTCGTTCACATAGTTGATTACTTGCTCTTGACCTTGCTCATGCAAGTTATCGAAAGCGTCTTCTATAACTTTAGCTACTTGGTCGCCATTAAGGTTATCCAGTATTTCTCCAGCTACTTCAACCATCTTGTTTATAGGTAAGGAACTGAACTTTTCTACTAAAAAGTTCTTCTGCTCGTTGATGGTCATATCATCGAACAAGTCCGACAAATCTACTTCAACTTTATATTCTGCCATAATTTGAAATTTTAAAAGTAATTAGTTGTACCACACATCATTTGGCATAAGAGCCAATGTCCATCCATACTCTAGTTCATACCTTAATATTTCAAGGGCGTGACTCATTACAGATGAAAGATCTACAAAGTTATTTTCGTACTCCATATCCAAACCATTTAGTTACCATACTTGTAATGCAAATAATTAGCCTCTGAGCCGAAATAAAGCTCGGTATCGCTCATATTTGCCTCCCTCAAGTCATTCTCTACATCTTTATAAGAAGGCACGCAATCCTTAACTCTTTGGCAGAACAAAGGATATTTTGAAGAAACGTCTTCTCCGTCTTCATTATAGATATTAATCTTATCTACATTATAATATGGATAAGAAGAAATATTTCCATATGAATGGATAACCTTTCTACTCTTAACGGACACCACGATTTCAGCAGGTTTGTTAATAGCATCAAACTCGCAAGTAAAATCATCAAGTTGCGCCTCAAAAGCCGCATCATTAAACTTTTCAGATAAGTTTTCAAAAAACTTTTTCACTTTCTTCTTACAGTTTTTATGGTGTGTCTCACCATTTTTAATTAGTAACCTTTATTTCTTAATTACGATGCAAAGATACAAAGAATATTCGAAATACGCAAGTTGTTTAATGTATTTCCTATAGCTTTTAACACTCTATAATAATACAAACAAATAATTTGCTGACGTTAACACAAAAATCCCCACCACTACATTATTATATATAGTGATGGGGTAAACACCAAATGGTATTTTGCCTTTGGGCTATTTTTCTTCCTTATCTACAATTTCAACGAAATCTCCAATGCCCAAACGAGCATTGTTGATGCAAGACGCAATCCAACCCATCAAGTAGGCTGAGGGCTCGCCGCCGTGTTCCAAGTCAGTATATTCCTCGATGGCATCGCAGACGTGAGAAGCTTCATGGCAGCAATAGTTCATCGACATAACCTTCTGACACGGAAACGAGACAAGAACGCCGCGCCTTCTGTCGCTCTTCCTGACAGCATCGGAATACGTAACGCCGCCGTAATCACTATCGGGAGCATTGCACTTGTCAAAACATGAATCTATCAGCTCTTTCAAGTCTTTACCGATGTGTACCCAAAGTTTCAAAGGGTAGATTCCGTTTCCGTATTCGTAATATCCTTTCTTCTTCATACCTCATCGTTTTTATGTTTTTCCCATCCTGCTTTTGAAAAGGCATACCAAGTATCACAAATGTCAAGAGCGAGAATGTAGCCTTGGTTAATACAAAAATCGCTATCAAAGCCTTCGATATGAACATACATCAGTGCTATAGTATCATAAGGAACACTACGACCTTCAAGACAAGGGTTTTTAAAATTCTTAGTCTTGTATAAACTTGTAACAATTGGCACTTGAAGAACGTCTGAAATATTCTTAGTGCTAATCTCTATCGACTTCTTAAACTTCTTCATATTCTCAACTATTTAAATTTCTCAAAGTAGAACACAATTTGTCTATCAAAGTGCTCTTCGATTAAACCATAAGCAAGCGACATCTTTACTTGGAAAGAAGCCTTACCATTAAGCAATCCTTTAGCCTGTCTAGTAATCTCCGAACGAAATTGTTCCAAACTCATATCACGCTTACGAAGATTACAAGACCTGCAAGATGGCATATAGTTCTCCATGGAATCATCGCCATGGAATACGACAAATTTTCCCTCCTTTTCGCTCCACCGAGAGTAGCAACCTCGATTTTTCGGAACAAGATGGTCAACCTGCATATCCTTATACTCTATACTCTTGCCGCAATAAGCACAATGCCCATCGTATTTGCGATATATTTTAAGTCTATCTTCTTTTTTCATATTCTCAACTATTTATGTTTTAAAATAACGCTGACTGCGCTTGTTGTGTAGAGTTTGTGTTGCTTGTAATGAGAGTTACAGCCTTAGAAGAATTTTACGGGCTGACATTCATCGATTAACTTGCGTGCTTCTTTAGCACACTCAGCCACGCATTTTTCGACTGCTTCTGTGATGTCTTGGATTTGCCCCTCACGCATATTGCCGTATTTATCGCAAGTATCGGCTATTATTTTGTAGAGAACACGATTTTGCAAAGCCTCCATATAGTCTACAAAATCCTTGCAAGTTTTGCGTCGAGGTTCTTGCACCCAATCAAGAAAGTCCTTCTTCCAGTCTTTCCATGTTTTGATTTTTATTACTATCATTGCTGTTTATATTTTTTATTTGTTGTTCTTGTGCCCTATATGATATTTGTTGCATATCCTACACCGATACACCGCCATACCTTGTGCCCGTAACTTCGGATTCTGATTTAGAAACTCCCAAGCATCATCCTCGCTTTCATAAGCTACCTTCGCCTTCCAAGATTGACCCTTTTTAACCCAATGCTCAGGATCTGGATGCAAATGACGAGGAATACATTTATTTCTTTTCTTCATAACTTCTTCAGAAATTTAAGTTGAAACCCTTCTGCCTTTTTTATTCCTGGGTATAGCTTCGTTAGAACCTCCCATGCTCTTGTCTTGTGCCGATGCCACATCGTAACCGGATGCACACGCTCACCACTTGGTAACACATAGAAATCTGCCTTAATGGTATCAATATGCTCATAGTTTGCAGCTTTATATATAGTTCCCTTGTTACCTATGGACGTATCGGCATAAGATATAAGGTACTTGATTTCCTTATGTGTTGCCCTAATATACTTATGCAAGAGAGATAGGCAAATCGTCTCGCTAAACTTTGGCATATCATCAGACAACCACATTCTGTCAAATTCCCTCACTTGATGGTAATCCAACACTTCGCCCTTTTCAGTCTTGATGTGAGGTCGGATTCCATACCCTATTTGCATTGCACCCCTTATCTTATCCTTATACAATACCAAAAGATTCAAGCAACTATTCTTCGTTACCTTGTGTGAAAAGTGATGAGGAACTATGATTGCATCTGCTTGCGCCTTATCGCACTCCATCAGCTTTATTCCCTTTTCCTTGCATTCGTAACCGATAACAAATCCGCAGAAGCCTAGCACTGGAGACTTGTTCAACTTTCTTCTTCTCATATCAATGATACCTCCAAAAATAACGTTTGAAATTATCTAGCAAATGCTCTATACAAGCTTTGATTTCGCCTTCTCTCAAGAATCGGTTGCAAAAACCTATCAATTCATCACGTACCAACCCTCGTTTTAAGGCTTCGTCTCTCATAGCTCTTATAAGAGCATCCGTTGTTTCTTTATTCCCATTTCTTACAACAGGATTGCAACAAAACACCTTGCACATATCCATAGTTTCAAAACAGACTTAACTGCCTACTCATATTCTTTAATTCGTTATTAGCAAAATCTACTTGACGCTGGTCTATTTCAAAGCCTATATACTTTCTTTCAAGGTTTACGCAAGCTCTTGCCGTTGTACCGCTCCCCATGAATGGGTCTAGAACAACATCACCAACATTTGTCGAGTTTCTAATTAATATCTCCATCAACTTTACAGGTTTTTCAGTCTGATTAATCAAACCATCCTTATCCTTGCGCTTGTTGGTTGGAATAGGAACACTCAGAATGTCAGATGTACCACATTCATTTATCGGTCTATCACCACCTTTGCGTAGCATGATGATATACTCTTTCTGTGCCATATAATAGCGGCCACATATTTTTGCGCACTTATCCCATATTAAGCATTTGGTAAAATGGAACTCACTCTTTCCTACCACATCAAGAAAGTGCATTAAATTATAATCATTACACATCAGATAGCAATGCGACCTGTCCTTTAATATCCGGTACAAATCATTGATGTAGTCCGAAATATCAATATCGTTACTCTTGAATATCTTGCCCTTTCTTGTTTGAGATTCCGTCCAATATCCTCCCATACTCCCTGAGCCACCCCTAGACTGAACCGGATAAGCCACATCGGAACATACGAGGTCTATGCTATCACTATCAATCAGCTTTAAAAGCTTTCGACAATCACCTTGATAAATTCTATTTAACTCCAGCATATCCAAACATATCTTTTTGATTAAACAATTCTTCCTTAATTCTTCTTTGTGCCACCTTGAAATAATCCTCATCCAATTCAAAACCAAGGTAATTCCGATTTGTCCGCATACAAGCCAGAGCAGTACTTGCGCTGCCCATAAAGCCATCAAACACCAAATCTCCTTCGTTCGATGATTTCAAGATGCATTGCATTAGCAAGGGGATTGGCTTCTCGTTCTGATGTACCAATTTATCTGATGGAACTCTATCAAAGTCCCACACGTCCTCCAAACGCTTGCCGTTTATGATTCGTCTGCCTTTATTCAAGTACAGGATTGGCTCGTAACATTGACCATATTGCGCATCTAAATCTCCAGCCGTATGGTTGTTCTTTCGCCAAATGAGCACATTCTTAATGGTAAACCCTGCATTCCTCGCTTGTTGCATAAAAAAGTCCAAGGTCTTGGCACTACAGAAAATATAAGCAGCACTATCATCCTTTAAAATCCGGTAGCATTCGCTCATATAATCAATAATCAATTGCTCATTATCATCATTGAGTATTTCCTTAGAGAAACGATGGTCGTCAGCTCTCCACCCAGTCTTGTAGGCTATGCAATACGGAGGGTCAGTAACAATCAAATCCACCTCCCCACTCTCTATTTGCTTCATTCCTTCTATACAGTCGGAATTGTATATTCTGTTTAATTCTAGCATATCAAATCTCTTTAATAGCGTTAACATAAGCTTCGTGAGCTTCTTCTTGCGTCCCAAAGCATCCGATATAAATTTTCTTCTTACCTATCTGGTACTGAGCTTGCCATTTTCTGTTGTTCTTATTCCACGTCACGCCCAAGTATACAGATGAAGTCTTCTTTGCTATAGCAGAATAAATCACATTGTATCTTGCGGTGCAATACTCCAAGTTGTCTACATCGTTATTCGTCTTGTCGAAATCCTTATGATTCACCATCGGCAACGCTTCTGGATTCTCCAAGAAAGCCTGAGCTACCAAACGATGTATATAAAACATCTTGCGCTTTCCGTTCTTGTAAAGCCATACCTTCAGATAACCTTTTGATGTCTTGCAAGGTGCGATTTCCTTTAATTGAGACGTTCTCCCAATAGTAAAAACATGTCCCAGCTTGCTAACATAATACCTTTCGTAATTCTTTATAGGCTTAATATCACCAAGAAACCTTGTTATACATTTATCTTTCATTGTTACCTCCTTTTTCAAAGAAACTTGAATATATGGCTTGCGCCTCCTTTGTATCTAGCAAATCAATATCATTGTAAAACCTTCTATACACAACGCACAGCCTTTCGTCATTTCCGGTTTCTCTTGCTTTAGCTATTTGCTGACAAGATTCCATTAAAAATGCACTTATCTTCTCGTAACTTCGTTTTTGTGTCTTCTTTAGCATATCCATGCTTACAAAGGTTTTGTAGTGGATGATATGCTTTTCGTGCTCGTATTCTGTGAGTATAAGCCCTTCCGGAATAGCAAATACAACTCTTCTTGTCTTGTCATCACTATAGAGCTGAACTGCACCTGTAAACGATGTATATATCTTTTGCAATATCTTGGCAATCGGTAAGTCTTTTTTCAAAAACCTTTCTGCAAATCTCTTCAGAAAATGAACGCTCATAGCAAAACAATCTTCGCTATACCCCTCGTTTCTACTCATAGGAATATACTCGTTGGTTTCCTTCAGATAAATGAACACACCGGAAGCAAATACATCGCCATGTTTTACACCTACAACGATGAAATAATCGGCATTAGGTGTAGCAAGCTCAAAGGTCTTTGTTATTTGTCTTACGTTCTGCTTTCTCATTTCACGTTTAAGCTCATTAGCTTTTCGCATCTGAAACTCATAGATTCTAGCTTCATCTAAGTTTCGTACTCTACGCATCTCTCCCGATGTCATACTTGCTGTTATCATGCGCATTCCTCCTTTTTAATCTTTGATAACCAACAATCCCAGATTCTTGTAGCTACATTAGCCATCATAACAGGAGGAACACACATTCCGCAAGCAAACCAAGGTTTCATGCCATTAAAGTCATAATCCATCGGAAATGTTGATGCTAAAATCGTATCATGTGCTGAAAGATAACTTGGATTATCATAATACACAAGTCTATCTTCCATTGCTGATATGGTATTGCATACCTTGTTCTTTTTAAGAAACATATTATTGAACATAGAAAGACGATTATCCATCCGCTTGACAATATCACCGATAGAATTGTCCTTTTCGTTTCTATACTCCCAATACTTCATCATTCCTTTAGGAATCTGTCTTCCATTATAGTCCGAGAACTCATCCAAGACAATTTCTTTCTCGTTGAAGTCCATATCTATCTTAGGCACTCGCTCGAACAAATCCTTCTGAACCATAAACGGCTCGCAAAGGTCTTTGCGTAATCCTAGAAAGAACACCCTAGGTCGATTCTGAGGAACACCCATATTACGTGCATTAAGCAACCAATGCTGCAAGATATATCCGGCATTATCCATCTGCTTGTAAATCTCTTTCACGTACTCGATAGCTTCACCTTGCAACAAACCTTGGACATTCTCAAAAACCACCACCTTTGGCTTTAGTTCTTTAGCAAGGTCAATAGAGTAGAAAGCCAAATCGTCAAGCCTTTGCGCCTTCTGACCTTCTCGGAATACTTTTTCCTTTCCCCAAGCCTTTTGGCGGTCACCTGCAATACTGAATACAGAACATGGGAAACTAGCATCCAATATATCCAAATTATGCAACTCTTCTTTCATAATATGCCCCCCCATATTGATATTGGTAATCAACTCACGAATATCACAATTGAAAGAATACTTGACATCGTGATTCTTCAAGTACATCTTCATAACCTTTGGGTCTATCTCATTACAGGCTACAACATCGTAGCCAGCTAGTTTGTAACCAAAGGAACTTCCACCTCCACAACAAAAGCAAGACATCACCTTACCTTTGTCTTTTGTGAAATTAGCATCTTTTTTAGTCCATCTATAAGGGAACTTGTGCTCGTTTTTATACATTTATCTACCATAAAAAACAATCGTTAATAAAAACCGATGTATAAAAATAACCACAAGTAATATGGTTGTAAAAAAGGGACTCTAACCCTTGAATTTAGATTCTGTTTTCTTCGGCAATGCGTCTTAAATAATCATCCGCTGCGTTATCATCTATTTTCGACTTAAGAGACATTCCTGTGTTATATCCTATCATTAAGGACACATTCTTGCTCTTTTTCTTGTTCTTTCCATATCGCCAGCCAAAGACCTTTCCTAGCCAAGCTATACCGACAATACTATCTGATACAACTATTGTCGGAAACAAAACAAATACTCTATATATCATCGCAATCTAATTGAGAGTTAAAAATATATCTATTCTGATTCAACCAAAGCTCCACGTAGTCAGCCTTGATTTTCAGAAATTCTTCGTATGTGTAGCATTTCTGCTGCTTACCACCTTTGTTCCAATAATAGGCAACTCCTCCCAAAGAAAAGAAGTCTATCAAGTCCATTTCCTTTCGCTCCGGTTCTTCACGCTTTTTCTTTTGCCTATATCTACTTACAGCAAGCAATATGAGACAAACGCAAAGCAACATGGAAACCAGTATCTCGAATATCAACCTTACGTCTTGCATCTTATTTTAAACACAAAAACACGAAACTACCGATTGCAAAGTCAAAGGAATAGTGACTCGGACTGCCTTTCGGTATAGTCCATCGGGTTTCGTGTCTCTAATATCTTATCAATTTCTTAAATCGCCATTTTATCCTTTTTTGTTCTGCGCTTGCAAAGATAAATAATATTTCGCTAACTTGCAAGCGTTTTAGTGCTTTTAATACTTTATTTACATTATTTTAAACTTATCCTTTTTTGAAGTTCATTCCAAACTCTTCTTCCGTTACCTCATACATTACATCACCACATGCTACTCTTTGCTTGTCTTTTGCCATCAGTAATAAATTTCTATAAGGTATCTCTTTCACGACTTCTTGGTAAGATAAGTGCAGACTATCCATAAAAGATGCAATCTGTCCTAAGAGTGTATCGTTACCTATGGTCGTGGTTTTGCTATCATCCTTGCCGCACTCTTCGCCAAAATTGATAGCGTCTGAAAATCCTTTATAGAGATTAAGGAATAAGCCGTTTGTAAGCCATTGACAACCTCTTCAAGCGTTCCTTTAGATAATTCATCACTAATGGATTCATCGCCTTGTATGAATACGGACAACGCCTTGCAAGCATCATCCAAATTCTTAAGCATGCATAAGACTTCCGCTAAGGTCTTGCCCTCTTCGAAACTATCAAGGTATTTAGCCGCCTTGACCAATTTTATAATTGTAGGTGGTGAAACGTAATAAGCCCTTCCATTCACGATTATCGTTACGGTGTCCTCTCCAAGAATTGCATCCGTAACTAATTTACTTGCCTTACTCATGGTTCTGAATATTAAAAAAGGGGAACGGCATTAACACCATCCCCCTCTATCATTTGTTGCCTATGTCTTATTCTTGTTCTACAACCGCAGAGCCTTCCCATTGGTACTCGCCAGCCACACCATCGATCTCGCTTTCCATAGCAACGGCAGAAATACCCAAAGTGATATTCTTATCCTGCTGGTCACCCTTGGCAACGATAGCCGCATTTGAGAAAACGATGTAGTTCCCTGTCTTGGTCTGAGCAACGATACACTTGTTGATATTAGCCAAATCTTGGCTAGAAGACCAACCTACTGCATCTGCCTCCGTTGTAGTCTCTTCTCCAGTTGCCTTGTACATCTTACCACCCTGCAAGTCTACCTTATTCTTCCATGAAAAGACACCAATAGAGAATGTAATTGTCTTAGCACCCTCATCGGTCTTGTCACGATAGTAAACCTGTCCGTTCAGCTCGTTCTTGTACTCGGTAACACTAGGGTCATCCTGAGAATATCCCCATGTTCCCTCATGGCTGTTCTTAACCTCTGTAGCGGTTTTCAACCATGTAGCCAACTTAGCAGGTGTATTTGCCTCGGTAAGAGGAGCACCATACCAAATTCTCTTGATTCCAATAAATGGTTTCATCTTATCTTACGTTTAATGTTTCAAAATCAATAGTAATGTTTGCGTAATGGCAACTCAACCTACTCTCTTGCTCTATGCCGTGGGAGCGGATAGAATAACGATACCATACATCCTCAACTTTTCCGACCTCATTGTCGGACAGGGTTTGAATAGCCTTCTTTAAAAGCTCGTTCAATTGAGGATTAGCCTCGCCCTCCATATCTTTGAGCAATATGTTTACCTCTATAGTACAATCGTTGAAATATGTCTTATCTGCACTCATGCGCTTAGGAATGATTACTATCATGCCTTCATCAGGAATCTTCTCACCGACCATAGGTCTTTCCCCTTCAAGTCCACCCTTTATCAGATGTCCTTTCAGTCTTCGTTCCAATCCCATAAGTTCCAAGTCATCATAGATTACATGACCAGCATCTATTTCTGTTATCATCGCATATCTTCGATTTCTTTCTTGATATACTGAATACCCGAATCTATAACATCATACCCCCTAGAAGAAACATCAGACGCATATTCCGCTTTGTTGCCAAGGGTCAAGGTGTGGTCATGTACATTACTATAGTTAGACCTTCTGAGATTACCTGTGCGGTTTCGGTAGTTTCCGTTAGCCTTATCTAGCTCAACAGCAGTTTTACCTAACCTATCAAGGAATTCATCTACTTCCCTTTCTCCCTGCGCAAAGAAAGCGTCTATCTCATCCTTTATAACATCAGACATAGATACTCATATAACCAAGATAATTGCACTTAGGGGCATTATAGACCTTTCCACCTCCTCGGTAACTTCCATCATCGGAATATACTTTGACTTCATCACCTTCGGAAATCTGGCACTTGTCACAAACAATATGATATTTCGGTGTATATATGCTACCATTATCGGTAGTGAAATGCTCGGTAGAGTTGTCATCGCACCGACAACGCCCCATTTCTTTCCATTCCTCAGAAGAGCTAATGACCTCGTTGTACTTGTTGACAACCTTATTCACGAACTTTTTCTTTAATATATGAGGGGAATATAACATAACCTAGACATTTACCAAATATCAGACTTATCCGTGATAGTGGAAAGCCCTAAAGCTGCCACCACTTCATTATCCGGAGTAACACCATACTTACGGCAAAGCCACATATAGTATTGTCCTATCCTAGAGTAGTCCCAAGAGACAGAGAATCCATTTTCGTTCACATTGCTCATATATGGGGCAAGCATAAGTTCCTCGATTACGGAAATCATCGCCTTGCCTACAACCTGCGAATTATCAGACGTATATTCTTCGTCAAGGTCTATACCTAACGAAATATCTTCCAATTGAGCATCCGTTATGTTCCAAGCACGCAACTTCTGCGAAATGTATTCTCTTATCTTCATGTGACATCATTATTTCTGAGCCTGACTCATAGCCTCAGCGATTTTCTTTGCAGCCTCTTGCTCGCTCTTAGCCTTTTCGTCAAGCTCCTCTTCTACATTCTCCTTTTCAGAAGTCTCTTCGGTTGACTCGGCAGCATCCTTTTTTGGGGTTTTCTCCTTTTTAGTCTTGCTCTCCTTCTTCTCCTTTAAGACTTCCTTCTTAGGTGTCTCTTCTGATTTTTTATCTTCATCCTCTTTAGGATTTTCTTTTCCATCATTCAAGACTTCCTTTTTAGGAGTATCTTTAATTTCCTTATCGTCTTTTGGAGATGCAGAACTATTATCGTTCTGCACCTCCAACATCTTGCAAAGCTTACGTTCGATAAGGGAGTTCATGCGTTCTTCGTCAAAGTCCAAGATTGCACCTACTTCATAGATGGTGTTAAAATGGAACTTATCACGGAACGGACTAATTACCTCACCTCTCATAAGCCTAACCTACTGCTTGTGTTGAGTCCAAAGAATAGATAGCATCAACGTTATTCAAGATAGGAACAACCATTGCTTGTGAGCTGGTGAACTCACGGAGTGGGTCGTTGGTAGAATAACGACTAGCCAAGATATACTCATCGGCTGACTGATAAGTAACACCTGCAACTGGTCTTGTAGCTTCGGCTACGTTAGTCCAGAACAAATCACCAAGGTTATCATAGCATGTAAAGGTCATGTGACCCTTAGCCCAAGGGTTGTGTGTTCCCTTCTTGCCGTTAATCTCGGTCTTGATTGTACGGGCTACACGTACCAAGTTAGTCTGCCACTTATTTCTGAAGATAGAAGCAATCTGCTCAAAGCTCAAAATAGGAATATTGCTATTACTATTGGTTGCAATGCCTTGATTGAAGGCAAACTGAGCACGAACCTGCTTGTTCTTGCCAAGCAACTTGATTGTGTAATCATCAAGATAACAAGTAGTGATGGTATTTTGGTCTTCCATCGCCTTGTCGTAAACCAATTGGATGTCATCAAGAGGAGTTGCATCCTCTGCGTCCCAAGCCTTAGCACCGTGACCGAACTTATTCTTCTCGGCAAAACCTACATCAATTCGGATACCAGTACCACCGGAACGAGTAGCCAAAGCTACACCTGTTGACAGCTCACTGAGGAACATATCTTCAATACGCTCGTAAACCGCCTGAATACAACGAGGAAGGTCTGCAAACAAGTTACGCAAAATCTGTGGCTGAGGCAAACGTTGCGCAATCATGTTATCCAAATCCTTAAGCTGCTTCTCTGACATGTAAAGCTTCATACCAACCTTTGGGATTTGACCCTCAGCGGTTGAAACCTTATCACGGCTCTTCAATGGAAGTTCTGCATCCATTGATACAACATCAGCAGCAACTCGTGTGTATTCCGCAGTAATTGATGCCCAGCGTCCGTCCTGACTATATGTGTTAGTCAAGTGGTCTCGGTACATATAGGTCAATGCAGTCTGATTCTTGCCGTTCAACTTCTCTACTACACTTGCAACAAGTTGTGGGAAGTATTTATTGACCAACTGAAAATAAAGTGATTTTTCCATCTGTTATCCTCCTTCTTTTAGTCTTTGTCCATGGTTGCATCAGACTCATCGAACTTGTTTGCATCCTCATCGCTAACCAAAGCAATCTTTGGCATAGCTGTAAGGAACGCATCCGGATAGTCTGCACCATTTGCAGCCTTAGCTGCTACCTTGTTAACTTGTCCAGCAGTCATAATTGCCGCTGGCTCACCGTTCAGAATGGAACGATAGAGAACACCCGCATACTTGTAATGCTCCAATGGGTCGCTGGCAGTACCCAAAGCCTTATAATTGTCTGTTTCAATAGGCAATGGCTTGTAAGTTCCCTTACCATCTGTCACGATAACACGACCTGCGTAAAGAACTTCATCTTTTACGCCTGTCCAATCCAAAGCACGACCGCCCTTGATGTCGCCTTCCCATTTCTGGATAATGACGGAATCCTCACCAAAGACAATTTGCTTTTTTGTAGTCTTCAATTCCTGATTCATGTTTTTCAATTTTTAAAGTGACTGAACTAATGATGCGGCTACATTGTCAACGTCCTCCTTTGTTGGCTCGCCCTCGCTAGCACGATAGCTGCCCCCGAATTGTGGTTGTTGCAACGCCTTGTAGTTGTTCGCTACCTTGGAGAGGTATGTTTCGATAGCTTCATCTGTAGCATCATCGCTCAAGGTGAAACCCTCGTTGATACGACTTTCGGGAATGCCCAACTCCTTAGCCTTTGATAAAATCTTCGCATCGTGGTCTGCCTTTGCCTTTGCCTTTGCAGCAGCCTCTTCCTTAGCCTTAGCCTCCTCAGCTTGCTTTTGGATAGTTTCTTGCAATTCCTTAATGGTCTTGCTTTGCGCCTCCATCTGTTCGTTGTAAGTCTTGGCTTGGTCTGTGTTCTTCTGAGTCAAGGTCTCAACGAGTTTCTTGAACTCTTCACGTTCCTTGGTTCTTGCTTCATCTGAAGCTTTCTTCTCTGCTGCCTGCTCTTCAAAGTATTTTTTGAGATAATCCGGCATTTCGTTTTTCTTTGCCAATTCCTCCAAGCGTTTCTTTTCGGCTTCTTCAGCGGCTTTCTTGGCTTCTTCGTCAGCTTTCTTCTTGGCTTCTTCTTCAGCAGCCTTGCGTTCAGCTTCTTCTTTAGCCTTCTGTGCCTCCTCGAACTTTTTCTTGGCATCGGTAACTCTGCGGTCATTGTCCCTTTGCAAGGACTCCAAAAAACTCTTTTGACTAGCAACCACTGTCTCGATGTTGTCATCAGTAACAAGCCCCATCTTATCAAGCATTTCGGCATGTGCCTGAAGAACTTCATCACCTAACCCAAGAGACTTATACTCTTGTTTTAGTAACTGGAAAATTTTATCTTTCATTCTTTCGATATATTTGTTAAAACTAGTGCAAAGATAATACGAAAAGAATAATTAACACACTAATCCGTTTGCAAGTGTCTCACTTTTGCTTAAAAGTGAGTAATAACGGCATTTTTAAGCGATTTAAGGCTATTTTATCACATATACGAATAATTTATAGCAACACAAAATAAACACCTTATATAACAAAAAACGCCAAATATCCTCACGGACATCTGACGCTTGTCGAATAAAAAGAACCTAAACATTAATCTTCTAAAAGTTTATTACATTTCTCATATAACCCAAATGATTCAAATTAGAATAGAACCGTCCATCACGCTCTATGAATTTACCGGACTTCACAATCTCACCATTATGCAACATTGCAAACTTAGAACCATGAGCTGTCCATTTGTTCATTTCTTTCATATGTTCATCAGAACCCCAACCATATTTCTTGATAGTAGGATAAATGAAACGTTCAAAACAAATCTGACTATCCGTTTTATCATGCTCGGAGCAGATCGGGAGCACCCCATTATGGGCGAACCAATAACCAGCCTTGTAGAACGGATGGCAATTCTTGACACAGACAGAACCATGAGTAGCAAATCTAAAATGTATGATTACATTCTCATTTATATCTCGCTTCATTAATCTACGTATAAATGTAGAGAAATGCAAGCTCTTATAATGGTCAGACTCGCTCACAAATCCGCAACCATCGGGATTTCTCATATACGCTGCCTTCAGCTCATCTACGGATGGCAAAGCAACACCTTTCGGACATACAATAATAACACACATATCTTTACCCTTTCTTTTTCTTAATAATACTTTGATTTATTTGTGCCCTAGGGATTTAACCCTAGGACTGCATCAATTAATCGTTATTGGCTGCAAATGCATCCTTACGGCTCTGGAAGAAAGCCTTCTCTTCTTTATTCAAGAAAGGTATATCTTCGATGTTCATAACCTCACTAGTGAAGACATTGTTACGAGACCAACCGACAAGCTTTGCGCAGAACTTAACCCACATTTCAATCTTCTTGTAATTAGTTGAACCTTGATGCTGGCGAAACTCTATAGTCTTGTGACGTGTATAGCTCTCAGCATTTACCTTGTAATATCTGTCTCCATAAAAAACACTACGTCTTATATCGTAATTGTCGTGGCAATTAGAGAAATCCTTGTCAAGCAAGCTGGCTGCCCAACGGCAATTACCTCTTCTTGAAGGAGCCATAAAACTATCAATCAATCTTTCAAGCTTCTGATAATTCTTGAAGACGTTAACATACTGCTCGCCTGTCAACTTAGCTGCACCAATATGAACGTGAAGACCACAAGTAGAATTTACTCTTGCACCTACGGCATCCAAAGACTTGATAGCCTTCTTCAAAGTTGCCATACCATTTGTATTGCCATTCAATACCGGACTAACAACCTCGTTAGGGTCAACATCACCCCCAACTGAAGCATCACTAACAATCTTGAAATAACTCTTGTTGTCGGTGTGGTTATAGCCCTCAGAATGAATATCAACACCATTCTGATGACCTGCCTCTATCAAGGCATTGCGCTCGGCATGAACACATTCTATCTCAACACCGAATGTATAAACAAATCTCGTTGAAGTAGAACCGCTAGGTACATAGACCTTCAACATATCGGAGATTTCTTTCTCACGAAGACCGCAAGCCTTCAATGCAACAATCTTTTCGTTGCGAGGCATCTTAGACTTCTTGATTTCGTCAATAGTCTCGATTAATGACTTCTTTGAACTTGCGAATGAAAAACCAGTCTGCTTAGACATAATCAATTGTGCTAGTTGTTTCGGGTCTTACCCCTTGGTGTCGCTCTCACCTTATTGAGTGAAACTTGTCACTCGGCAAATCAACCAACTTATCTTGATTGACGATGCAAAGATACGAATAAGTTTTGAAATATGCAAGTTATTTAATGTTTTTCTTTTGTATTTTAACCTTATGTAACTGTTATTTGGGTCTTGTTAACATTTCAGCTTTTATTTTACCTTATTATATATGTAAAAGGCTTCGATGTTCACACACCAAAGCCTAAAAAACTTTACTAACTAATTACCAATTTTTATCGACTATCTTTTTAAATCATCACCAATATCTTCTTCTACTCCCAAATCCGGTAGTCTGTCATACGCTTTTTGGTCATCACCTCCTTCAGACTTAACACCTAGTAGGTAACCATTCCGAAAAGCATAATATACCAGCTTTTCCATATCTTTAGCCGTTGCGTTATCTGTCAAATGCAGCGTGGCGTACAATCCCATCAAGAACTTTCGTACATCTTTTGGATATACCTTGTTGTTCATTTCTAAAGCGACTGCCATTCTTAACGGACTTTTCATATTCTTCAATTTTTCGTTAAACCATCAAATGAAGCACAATAGAGAGCCATTCCGCTTGTTCACCTAGTTCATAGACTTATTCACAACTTTATTCGTCTCATCTGCTTCCTACGTTTACCCGTTGACAGATGTCCGAGATTCCAACAAAACAAACATCACGGCTCTCTTCTTGTGTCTCATTGTGCCAACGGAAGGATTCGAACCTTCGACCCTAGGATTAAAAATCCTATGCTCTGCCACTGAGCTACGAAAGCGTAAAGGAATGATTGGATTCGCACCAACGCCCCCTTAGTTACCAAGCCAAGTGCTCTACTACTGAGCTACATTCCTCGTATTATGCAAAAAATTCTCGTGGTGCAAGGGAGATTCGAACTCACCGAACCCACAATGGGAATAGATTTACAGTCTATCTTCTTTAACCGCTTGAATATCGCACCTTTTGTGGAACATATACCAATTCCACCTTGTTGCCCCAAGCGGATTCGAACCACTAATGACAGAACCAAAACCTGTAGTGTTGCCATTACACCATAGGGCAATTTAGTACTGCATAAAGGATTCGAACCTTTGAATACCAGCGTGAAAAGCTGGCGACTTAACCACTTGTCTAATGCAGCAACTAGGGTCTCTCACCCTTATAAGAGTTTCCTTGTTATAGTCTAGCTGAGCTGGGGAACTTGGGAACCCTGCCGTAAACTCCTAAGTCTTGACTTATTATGGTAGAAGCGACCTCTCAGAAGGCCATCTGTTTCAAACACGATGCAAAGATAAGCATTTTTTCTTATTCTTGCAAGCGTTTTAGTGTTTATTTATATTCTTTTGATGTATTTTACATCATTTATCCTTTCGAAGAATACCACAAAGGGTTTCTACAAGTTTCTTTGCGTCATCACCTTTGATTTCGATAACATTTGAAAATCCATCAGGAGCATCCTCGCCTTTCTGTTCCTTATCCAAACGCTTACGGAGAGCCAAATCTGGATTCTCTACCAAGATAGAGTCCAAAGCATAATTGCAAATGCGGCTTGCAAGTTCCTCGTTACCATTCGCATCACGCACAAACTCATTCTTTCCTTCAAGAATATCCATAATCTCGTTGTACTCTTCAGCATTCTCACAATTACGTGAAAGCATACCAATTACCTTGTAGCGGTCAATCTCAAAGCTGACCTTTAATTTGTCTTTATTCATTCTTTCTATTTTTTTAATAATTAAACATTATACCAAAAACCCCTTTCATAATAAAGTCCTCCCTTTACCTCATATCGGATAGCATATGACTCTTTGCAAAGCTGACGGATTCGTATATACAAACGTTTGTCCAACTCTTCTTCAAACAAAAGAGACAATTCCTTCCAATTGTCAACAACAGGAGCAAACCAAGGATATTGCTTCTTTACAACCTGTAGCTCATCCAAGGTTACGTGTCCGTATTCTACCATGTCATAGCATCTACGGAAGTCACTATTGTCTTTAGGAATATCCAAATCTTTCTTTCTTTTTACCCCCATCAATGCACTCCACATAGTCATTGAAGAGATACCAGTATCACAAGTGGCTATCCACTCTATCATTCTTTGCTTGTTCATCTTCTTTTATATAAATCACGCTAAATCGCTTTATTAACTCTTCACATGCTTCTTTAGTTATGATACATTTCTTTGAATCTTTAATGCCAGTAACCTTTTCACGAATAGCAGCATTCGTGTCGTACACTTCTTGTAGTTTTTTCTGAAACTCAATTACGTCTTCGTTGGTGAGTTTACCTTTCTTCTCAACAATCTTGTTTGTTATATCCTTATAAACACATTCGAGTTCAACATATAAACGAGCTTCTAACTTCACCATTATTGCGTGTACAAAAGTATCATAAAGTCTTTCCATCTTGTATTTCCTCCAAAAGTCTTTTGATTTCCTCGTTTTCTTTATTATCTATGCGAGCCTTTAAGATACTCTTGAATGCGGCATCCATTGCATCGTATCTACTGGAATATTCCTTACCATCCGTATGACACAAGCCTTCCTCTACACACCATGATGTAGTTTGCTAACAGAACTTATCTTTCGAAATGTTTGCAACACAAATATAGTAACCGAAATGCTCTAAAAGCCAATCAAGCACCATATCATAGCTTGGAGCGGATATTGCCGGATGCTTACTATTCAACTTTAAGGCAGCAGAAAACTCAATATTGGATTTCTCCCACTCGGAATTGGAGTAAGCAATATAACTGCCGTAATGCTCATTATATTTTCCACCCTTACGAATGCCACCCTTTGCTGTCCAAGGACTAGCATAAGCCCAAAATTCTGCTATCTTCTCATCGTAACCAACCTCCTTCAGAAGTTTGGCTATCTCAAAGGGAACTACCTTTGGTTTTATCGTCTGCTTATTTGCCATTTTCCACCCTTTTTAAACTGAACCCGAATCAGACTTATCTAATTCATCAATTGCCTGTCTAAGCAAAGGAAGAACCTTGTCCAAGTCTTCGAAATCCGGTACGACTTCATTCACTCGCAAGATTGCTTGACCTAACAAGCTCTTAATCTTTTCTCTGTCCATTGCTCTTCTCGGTTTGTTTCTCTAAGTCTTTTAAATCTACCTTCTCAAATCGAGGAACTGGCTTACCATCAATCTCAACATTACCAAAGAACATTTCCTTTGGTCGCACCCAAACTTCATGCTGTCCGCACACTGCTTGATACGCAACCTTAGCTTCAGAAGTCTCGCTATCAGTAACCTCACCAAGGTACTCATAGAAATTGCCCTTATAGTGTCGGTAAATCGGCTTACTGAATCCACCATGCAGCCAATCGGCTTTGCCGTTGATTTTCACGTACTCCCTTACCGCATCGCACTTACAGGACTTATTCAGCTCTTCTACCCAATCAAAGAAAGCTTGTTTGTCCTTTATCTCTTCACTTGATACCATGAAGAGATAAGTGCAAAGAAGCATCTTACCTGCATCAGTATCATATTTCTTGTTCACCTCTTCAGCTAATTGCATCATAGGTGTATCTAAGCGATAATTCCAACTCATAATCTACCCTTTCTTACTTTTTAAATTTGCCAAATCCTCTTTCAAACGTAGATGGAAATTATCTTCTCCATCATCACCGGAAAGAAGCCAATCAATTCTTTGGGCATAAACCTGAGCTTTCTTCAGAAGTTCAATACCCTTTTTGAATTCCTTGATAGTCTCTTTAGATAAGCCATATCTGTTAGGCATCGTATGATGATGTTTTCTAACATACTTGTCTTCATCCTCTTCTAACCATCGGTCTTCGAGAAAGCATCTTTCGTCTTCCTCATCCAATGGATGACCATCAACATAATCTTCTATCTTTGTATATATGTCAGCAATCCGATACTGAGCATAATCAAAACGTCCACCACTCATTGACTTTTAACTTCAAACTTGAACTTACTTCAATGCACTCAACCTCGCTTCTAGCTGTTGGATTATGTTATCTATAGTCTTTCCCCTATAATCAATAGCAATATCTTCCAGCACCTCAATCTGAGCCGCAATTTTTAATCTTTCTCTTACTACTGTCATAATCAAACTTGTTTATTATGATGCCGTGCTTGCAAAGTTGTAATGCACGATATAAACATAACCGCCATACATCTTTCCGATTGTTACTTCAACGAAATCAAAGATAATGTCGCCATCCATCTTGTAAGAAATCAAAGGTTCAGTTGGGAATGCATGGTGTTCTGTGTTGAAACGATACACTTCTTGTGATAGTAACTGCTTGAATACATCAACCTCACCATCCTTTGAAAAAAACACCTTTAAACTCATCTTCATTGTCAATTGCAACAACTACTCCAAGTTCACTTCTGACACATACACCTTCATTTCTACCACTTTGTTCATTATACAAGACAGGTAATGTGTAAACACCTCTTGATTCTTCCATATGCTAATTCTTAATTTTGTATTTTGTTTTTATCCTTCAAGTTGCTTACATTGAGCTAAGTCTATTGCGTACGCCCAACGCTTAGGAACAAAAGACATCGTAGGTACGAACCTATCCGCACGCTCAACACATACATCTTGCGTCCGGTAAATCAATCCGTCTGAGCCTTTTACTTGCAACTCTACTAGAATTGTATGGTCTAGCATCGGGAACTTATCAATATCATGCCAGACTTCACCGCCTTCAAGAAAGGTAGGCTTTATATGGTTCATCTTTGCCATAAAGTACTTCATGTAAAATGTTTGACTTATATTCGTTAGTTATGGTCTCGCAACTACCAAAGCACCACAAATCCTTGGATTGCTCCTTGTGTAACCTTGATGACTTTATATAATAGCCATTGTTGGCATCATAATGCTTACGTACCATGATATTGTCGTTTACCACTCCGACCTCATCATCCGTAATTACATAGAACATTCGACCATCACTAAATGCATTTAAGCCTTTATACACTCCATTAGAGACAACCATCTTTTCATAGCTGTTCGTCTCCCAGTTGGCATAATCCCAAATGGTTTCCAAATCATCATCATTCAGAAGATTATTATCAATAATAACCTTGCCGATAACCTTGAATTTGCCATCTTGCATCATTGCCTCAACGACAAATTCATCGGCAGCGTTGAAATCGCTAATCTCTATGGGTCTCATAATACTTGTGCTTAATATTCTCGTAAATCACCCTCTTTGCTGCCTTTGCTCTTCTGCTATTATCAGAAAAGACATCATCATACAAAGACATATCTTCACTCTCAAAAGCCACATGCTCACCTTTATAGCAAGCATCAAAGCGGCATCCTTTTTCGGACTTAGCCGCAGTAAACTTTATCTTACCAAACTTAATCTGCATAAGCCCTATCCTAGAAAAAATATTAATGATACTATTTCAAGAGCAAATAAAAACGCTAACGCATTCTCAATTGTGAATACCTTTTTCATTGTTTCAATACAGTTTTACGTGTGTCTCACGCTCTAAATTTATATTGTAAGGGGATTTCATATCCCCTTTGTTGTTCTTACTTCAAAACTCGATAAGTTTTATCGAAATCATTAAAACTCTTCAAGTAACCTTTCTCAGTCAAAGAGTTTAAAATTTCTTTCAACTCATCCTTGGTATTATCCAAATCGAAATCATACAACTCAGCAAATGTAAAGTACTTGTTACCACCAATTACATCAGCCATCACTTCGATGTTGCCATAAACCATTGTCTCTTTCTTACTCAATCTAGTATTCATAACGAATCACAGTTTTTACGGTGTGTCTCACCTTTTAAAATTAGTAACCTTGTTTCTTAATTACGATGCAAAGATACAAAGAATATTTGAAACATGCAAATTATTTAATGTGTTTCTTTTATATTTTAACTCTTATTATATATGTAGGCACAAAATTAACTTTCTGTAGCAGAAAAAGCCAAAGAATCCACCATTTCGTTATACATATTACCTCTATGAGCCTTAACCCAATGGTATCTTATCACCTTGCCTTTCGCTACCTTATTATATATAGGCTGTAAGTCTCCTAACTTGCAAGCCTGTATTCTCTCTATAGCCACTTGGCAATCCACATATACATCAACAGAACACAAAGGAGGGCAATCACCCAATGCTTGAATGACCGCCCTTATTTCGGCTCTCACCGAATCGTTCACTTTGGCTGTGATAAATGTATATTTCCCACTATTGATAATCGCTCCCTTATGAAGCACAAGCCAACCGCAACCACACTTGTTGTTCTTACTAGAGCCATCAGCATACACTTCATAGCGCACACCTTTAGCCTCATCAACAATCATCTGAGCAACAACCTCCAAAGAGTCATTGCTCATCACATTGGCTATTTGCTTGGCTTTCTTCTTCATAAGCGATTAAATCAAACCTCGTTCCTTGAACTCATTCATCAATGGGGTTGCCAAGACCTCAATATCTGGATGAGGCTTTCCAGTAGTTCCTTTTGATCGCAAATCGAAGAAATGAAGCCAATCACTCACGAATGCGGTATGAATCAACTCCGTGTTGGTATCAAGAGGAAGAACAGTTCTCGCATCTTGTGGCTTTAAACCATCATCCTTAACCAAAGACAAATACATCATTTCACATACTCTATTGGCAAACCACCATTTTTCTACCGGACTCCAATGCTCATAACTACCGATGTTCTTTGATAGGTCAACAAATGTTCCACCATCAAAAGACGATGGATTAACCGCATCATCTTCACCAACCCACTTTGGTTTGTTGATAGCAATCTCGCCTCCGAACTTATCCTTACTATAGTTGCAATATCTAGTGCTTTGTTCCGCTACGGAATCTACACGATGTCTGTTAGCCTCTCTACTTACCGCAATCTGAGTAGTAAAGCGGACGGTTATTCGCTTCTCATGCCATTCCGTAGGCTCGCAGATATAGTCCAAATCCTCAAACCAATTATTTTCAACTATCACTCTGTAGTTGGTTGTGATATAGTAATCGTTACCTATCTGCATCACCTTTGAATATTTGTTCTCACGATAGTGCTTGACCAATAAAGACTCCGGCACAAAAAATCCTTCTTCATAGGCTACATGGAGGTAAATCGTTCCATGCTCACACATGGCAAGATGGTTGCTGCTTACCATACGCTCAACGAAAGGCTTTGCACTGTCTTTGTCTATCTTCATACTTGACGCATAGCAAGTGCGACCGCATAACTCTATCTGCTTGTAAACTCCATCCATACCCTCACCTTGGGATAGGATTTCATATTTTGGTTCTAATATCTTCATGTCCTTATAAGTTTTGAAATTCGACCACAAAGATAGCTATTATATTCCACTCTACCAAAAATTAGCACTCAGTTTAACAACACTTATCTATATTGTGAAAAACAAAAACTTTCACCATAATTCTTATCCATATCTCTTAAATATTTAATGTCCAAAGTCCGGTGCAGTTTAGCGTGTGCCTAAATCTATTACAAATCACACTCGTATGAGTATTGCTTTTTCAGCTTGTTCAATGCATTCTCGGTAACGTAGTAGATGTTATCGAAATATTCGCTTTTCTTGATGCTTCGGCTTTCTTTCAGCTCTACCTTGTGATTGAATGTCACTTCGTAGCGGTTTGCGATGCTTGTAATCAAGAAATCAACCTCACGCTTGCGTTTGTCCAGCTCGGTCTCTTTATACTCACCACGCTTGATAAATGCGTCCTTGTTCGTCTCTTCGATGGTTGCAACCATGTTGCCTTGCATCACGATAATCTTTGCGCTCATATCTAGTTTCTTTTCAAATCCTTAATAACCTTGTTAAGCAACTCTAATCAAGTTGTAGTTCTTGAATTGTCTCCACTCGCCCTTGACTTCATCCCAATACTTTGTGCAGTCCTTGCAAGCGTAACCCTTGCCGTTAGGAGTGTAGTCTATATGACTCTCCATCAAAGTGCCGAAAGCCTGACGAATCTCACCATTCATCTTCTGAAAGTAGAACTCAACAACCTGCTTCTTCATGCGAGCCTTCAGCTTGATTACCTGCCAAGCTTGCTTCAAGCATTCTGCCCAACTCATATAAGCACCTTTAAGCTGAAAGGCTCTGTGTGCCATATTCATCACTTCTCTCATCATATTCTTAAATGTAGTAGCCATAATCTTTCAATTTTAAACGTTAAACTTAAATTACTTACTTTGCAAGTCCGATGCTCTCACGCAAGAAGCTCTTAGCCTCATCGTTGTTCATATTGAGCTTTATTGTTATCATATTCAACATTCTATCAACGTCCTTTTGGGTGTTTATCCTGTTGCTTACGAACTCTATCATAACGAACTTCTGAATCAAGTTTCTTCTTATCATTGAAGTAGTCATATTGCTATACCGTTTTACGAGTGCCGACTCGGAGGTGCAACCTCAGCTAAATTAATAATGTTATTGTGACCTTTGTTTCTTAATCACGACGCAAAGGTAACGTATTTACGTTACACTACCAAATATTTTATAAAGAAAATGTAACGTATTTAGGTTGATTAACAGATATTCATTTGTAACGTACTATTCTTTAAACTTCGTTAATACTTTTACGTATATATGCTACATTTTAAATATTATTCTTATCTTTGCAAGAAAATATCAATGTAACGTATTATGTATTATGAGATTTAAAGATGTTCTTAATAAATATGGTGTAACGCAACAAGACTTAGCAGACCGGATGGGTATGAATAGAGTTTCGGTTTCTCGTTTACTTAGCGAGAAAAACGACTTGCGTATATCAACTATCGAAAAAATAGCAAACGCTATAGGCTGTCCTGTAGCAGAATTGTTTGATAAGCAGAACAAAGTAGATGCTATGAGTGATTTCATCGCCCTAATAAAGCAAGGTGGTGAGTTGTATTCCGCATCATCCATCACTGAGGCTAGGGACGTGCTGGACAAGCTGGAAAGTGTTAAGTAACGTAAGGAACATTCCTTGCAAGTATTAATAATTAAAACTTTTACGACTATGACAGATTTTTTCAATTTGAGAGGTGCAGCGGTATTCCGTGTTCTCTCGTTAATTAGTGTAATAGCACTAGGGTTAACTATCTTATTGTTTGTCATCGGCTTGATGATGGGCTTCTTTGGAGAGCAGGAGACGAAGGCGATAGGATGGGCAATGGTTGGATTCTCAATCTCTTCCTTTTTCTCTTGCCTATTCATGTTCGGCTTCTGCTACCTGATTAAGATAGCTAAGTCTTACGACAAGGATGAGCAAGAGGACAACAAGGAAATAGTATTCCAATACAAGGGCTACAAAGGCACTTTCACAAAGGATGACAATACTGGAAGGTTTGATGGCCACATCATCGGGACAAGCTATTCCTACTCTGGCTACAGCCTTTCTGAGACAGAACTTGCATTTCAAGCGAGAGTTGACGAATTACTGGAAGAAAAGAAACTATAAAAAGAAAGAGGAGCGCATCAGACGTTCCTCTTCTTTGTTTACAATCTACTCATCTTATCTTTCAATTCGTGTATATCATTGAATGCTTGCAACATAGGCTTATGCCATCGCTCTTGTCTCTCATCAATCGACTGCAAGTACATCAAGCTTTGTGCAAGGATAGTCCTACCCTCATCAACAGCTAACCAAATGTTACCTACATTACCCATAATAGTATTCACGCTAGCTGTTAGTAAGCTACCCTCTGCGCCACCATCACGAGCCGCAATAGCATCCAACTTGGTATTTATGAGTTTTGTTTCCTCATACGTTCCCTCCGTAGCGATCTGCACCGCTGTAAAACGACCATTCAACTCATCGCCTGTGTCTTGACTCATTGATTCAAAAGAACCGGAAGAAGCGGACTGCTCGTAAGATTGCTTGTAACCCGTAATTTCGGCTACTTCATCTCTAATCTTCAGTCCTTCTTGAACCATTTCATCATACTTTCCCTTCAAGGCAGTTATATCTGTCTTTGACAATTTACCACCATTTGCCTCAGCTCGTTCCGCCCATTCGTCATAGAATGCTTGCATATCATTTCCCAACAAATCATCCACCTTAGCTTTCAGAACGGCTTGCATAAGCATCTTGGAGAAATTATCAGAGAAGTCTTGAGCAGAGGAATTCATATCCATCAAAGTATCTATGAACTCGCTCTTCAAACTATCAAAAGATATTTGCGTCAAGCTTTCTGCAAGGTCATCAGCAATTTCCTCTAATGTTCCAGCCTCAGCCGCATAGTCTTTCAACTTTTCAAGAACTCTACCTCCATAGCCACCCTTACCTGTATTCTTGATAGCCTCAACCATATCTGGATTCTGCAAAATGGCAGCTGCTTCATCAGCAGATTGCAAGTCGTTAAGATTACCATTCCATTGTCTGCCTATTGCTTCGGACACCTTTTTGATTTGCTCTTGCGAAAATCCTCGAAAATAAGCGTTAAAACTGTGATGAGAGCCATGATAACCCATTTGCGCCTCCATGATACTCTTTAAATTTTGTTCTTTCTCCTTTTGGAGGTTTTCGGCTTTTTTAGCGTCCTCTACGGCTTTAATACCACTATTCTTGTCTATGGAGTCTCGTAACTTGTCTATAGCATCCGTCAAGATTTCATTTCTATCCGTCAATTTATCTATAGTCCGGTTTACTTCTTTTGCGTTCCCACCAACTCCAAACAAACTATTGAATCCACCAAACGATATTGTATTGAGAATATTACCAATGCCGCTTACCAAAGACCCTCCAATCTGAGTTATAAAATCGCCACTTAGAATATTCTTTAATATGCCGTTGACCGCATTCAGAACTGTATCAATCAAGCTACTAATCAATGTTCCAATACCATCTTTCAAAACATCAAGTATCTTCAAGATGGCAGATACGATTTGACCTATTAATCCAGCTTTTGACAATCCTTCACTTAGCGCATCACCAGCTTTCTCGCCAGCGTCTGCGGCTGCGTCTGCGGCTGCCTTATCCATATCCTTCAAACCATCAGCCGCATTCTTAGCCTCGTCCAAAGCTTTCAATCCATCAATTCCACCTTTAAGCTGATCGAAGCTATCCCAAAGAGATGCAAAATCAGATAGTCCAGAAGTAGAAAGGAACTCATGGATAGCAGAAATCGGTTGCGTCACATTCTGTGTCGTTTGAGCCAACTTCTGACCACTAGTACGGACTTTTGTGTTAGCCGTAACAATCTTCTTTCCGGACTCCGCTAACTGACCTTGAACTTTATTCAATTCTTCTTGTAGCCTTGTTTGCTCTGCAACATTGCTCGACTTTTTCGCATTCTCAATCTGTTCTTGCAAAACCTTAATACGAGGTATAAGCAAAGTTTCCGTTTTCGTGTATTCCTCTTGTGCAATTTTCGCATTCTTCAGAGCATCCTGATAAGCTACAACATCCCTTGCAAGGTCTTTCCAACCTAAATCACTTGTATTGCCAATCGAATTACGGATATTCTGCATAGCATCAACGATACTCTTCTGCTGGTCTGCACCCAAATTTTGGAACTTATCCGTACCTACGAACTTATCCAGATCTGCCAATAAAGGAACAAGCGCATCTTTCATAATGCCACCAACATTTCCGAAGACTTGATACCAGTCTATCTTCTGCATAATAGCACTAGCCTCAACCGAATCCGTCTCTTTCTTCTGCTCTTCTTTCAAAGACTTTATCTTCCATTGCTTGCTTGAGTCCGAATCCGTAGAGTTTTCAACCTCGCTAATCCTCTTAGCATAATCGGCAGCAATAGCTAACTTCTGCTCCTGGAATGTGCCATAAGTCTTCAGATAATCGTACATGCTTTGCGCTTCTTTAGCAAGCACATCCTCATTCTGCTTTACCGCCTTATCCCGAATTGCATTCATCTGATTAGCAACACTCATGCCTATGGTCATATTCATGCCATTGACCTTAACCGGATTACCCTTGCTATCCTTCATGGTTTCATTCAAAACCTCATTCTTATACTCTTCATCGGTTTTGCTCTGTTTCCACATATTAGCCTTACGACCCTTGCCGGAATTAACCCAAACAGCTTGGTCACGTTTTTTTCTAGCCTCAACCAATTTGTCTATACCTTCTTCTACCGCCTTTCTCTCCTTGTCGGCATTCTCGGTAATCTGAGCCAATTCCTTGCTATAACCCTCATTCATCGCATTGATGCGATTCTTGGTCATATCTTGAATAGCTTTCTCCGAATAGGATGAAATAGACTTAGCATAGTCCTCCTCAGCCTTCTTGCGTTCATACGCTCTTGCTTGTGGATTATCCGTTGCACCTGTTTTCTTTGGTGTAGTTTTCTTTGTCGTTTCCTTCGGCTTATTTGCATCGGCTTTTCTTTTCGCCTCTCTATCTTTCAGAATAGAACCAGCCATAGCAACATCAAGCCTATTGGCATTTTCGTCTCTTAGCTGATTTCCTTGCTTTGTCAGCAATTTACTTCCTTTATGATTAGTTCGGTATTGCTCTTGCCTATTTAAATCTGCCTTACGTCTATTAATCAAAGATTGCAACTGTTTATCCGTTAAAGATTTCATCCAACTTGGAATTTCTGTATCATCATAATGGATTTTTAATTTTAATCCATATTCCTGATTCCATATAGAAATAAGCTGGTCTGTTGAGGAAGTTAAGGCATCTATGCTTTGTTTATTTTGCTGAGCTACCCATTGTGACCTAGCCTGTGTATTATTCCAATCTACATTTTCAGCAGCCGCCTTCATTATCGCATCCTCTGCGTTTTTATAACTTGTCTTTAATTTTGCAAGATTACTCGTATGCTCCAATATCGAATGGTCAGTATTCTCTATAGTCGCTATATTGTAATGTTGTTTTTCTAAGAACGAATCAATAGGCGCAAATGTCTTTTTAACTGCATTTGTGTAAATATTAAAAGCATCTATATGCTCCTTGTAAGACAATGTGCTATCATCTACTCTTTGCTTCAACTTAGCCAGCCTATCTAAAACCTCATCTGTTGCTATGGAATTATACATCATTTGTATTGATGTTATATCTTCCTTATCTACATGTTGCCCACCTTGATACCAATGACCGGATAAGTCTTTGCTAAAATTGTCATCTTCTTTGTTTCTTGCTTCTGTGTATTGGGAAGTGGCAGACATTAAAGCATTAGCCTTTTCTCTTTCAGCATTCTCCAATTGTAAAGTTGCAAGAAATTCATCATGCTTGCCTTTAAGTGTTGTTAAATTATCCTTTTCGGCATCACACTTAATCCCGAACTGCTCGTAGGTTTGGATAAGTTCTTCTTTAGCTTTGTTGTAAGCATCAGTTCCTTCCTTAGAAGACTTCATTACGTTAAGCAAACCATCAACTTTCGCCCTTGTGTTTTCAGCAGAATCTCCAAAATGCTTAGTGTCAACAGAAATATCTTCCTCTTCACCTCCGAACATAGCAACGGCACTAGCAAGCGTTGTTACCAATGTTATAATACCAGTAATCGGATTTGCGAGCATAGCAGCCCACATTCCCTTTAAAGCCATAGTTGTAGATTTTACCGCATTACTAAGCATTAATTCAGCAGTTGTCATTATTTTAACACTTGCGGTATGGATGGCATTTTTTACAGTTGAAGCAGCCGTAGCTAAAGTACTAGCCTTTTTCGTAGTCGTATTGGTAGCTTGACTAACAGAATTCAACTGCGTTTGTAGTGTTGCTTGTCTCTCTTGTAATTGCTCACGAATAAGCGCAGCTCCTCTTTGCTGACTTGCAATTGTTGAAACATTTGTTTGAGCAATATTCACTTTCTTCGCAGCGGTTGCTAAACGTTCCTTTGCTTCTAGTGCGTTCACAGCATTACCCTCGGAGTCAAAAGCCAAGTTTGCACCATCAGCGGTTTCCTCAACCAATTTTTGAGCCTCAGTAAAGGCATCTTGGGCATCTTGCAAATCATTCAAGGCTGATGTATATTGTCTAGCCAACTCTACATCCCTATCATCAAGATTTGATATTTTCTCCGTAGTAGTCTTCAAATCATCTTTAAGAGACTCTATTTTTTGTTGACGAAGTTCCTCGGTCTTCCTCTTTTCTTCATCAAGTTCTATCTGGCTTTGTGCTGTTGCTTGTTGCTGAGCCTGCAAGAGTTCACGTTTCATCTCTAATTGAGAACGCATTTGTTCCGTAATAATGCCCTCTTGCTCTGCTGCATCTAATCTTGCCTTTACAAAATCATCAGACACAGCAGTATCTCCAACAATACTTGCCAAGTCTTGTTGTTTGCTTACTCGCTCTTGCTTTTTGTCCTTACCCAGCGACTTGTAGTTTGAGTTCTCTAGGTCTTGCAAACGCTTGATTTCAGCATCAATTCCCTTCATCATATCATCGGCTTGTTGCGCTTCCTCTGCTTTGCGAATAGAAGCAGCCGCCATTAATGATGCACGATAAGAACCAACGGCTACTGTAGCTACGCCAATAACTTTTATTACCTCTTGCCAATTCTCTACCATAGAAGAAATAATTGACAATCCACTAGAGAACACGCCCTCGGATTTTTTGCCGATTTCGTTGAACATCTGCTGGATGGAGTCACCAATATTGCTCCACTGACCCTCTAAGGTCTTTGATTGTTGTTCCATCAAGCCTCCGAAGCGTCCACCTGCTTGCGTCATGTTGGCGATAGCTTCCTTGAAGATGTCTGATGTCACTTTACCCTTGGAAACAGACTCTTGAACCTCCGTTGTGTTTTGGTGTAAGATTTTACCCAATTCTTCTGCTAATGGGACACCTCTACCCATGAACTGACGCAAATCCATTGTAAACATTCTTCCTTGCGAAACGGTCGTTCCATAAAGATAAACAAGGTCTCCAAGCGGAATATTCAAGCCCGAAGCAATGTCACCAAGTTGGACAAGGGTTTTGTTAACATCTTTCGCTTCCGTTCCGTATGCCAAAAGTTGTTTTGCGCCACCCGTAATGCTGGACATATCGAAAGGTGTATGAGCTGCCGTTTGGATAAGTTCGTCCATCAATTGTTTGGACTTATCCGCACTACCAAGCATGGTATTGAAAGATATTTCAAGTTGTTGGAATTGGGAACGAGTATTAAAAACGCTACGTGTTAATTGTTCAAATCCTAAGCCACCAAGTAATGTTGCCGAAAGCATGTGAGCATCGCCAGTAACTCTTTGGAACAAGCTAGACATACCCTCTCCGGCAGCTGGAGCGGACTTCATACGTTCTATCATTTGGCTCATGCTATCGGTCAACATATTTGTTGCCTCTTTTGCCGGATTTACTGAACCTGCATACAAAACATACTCATTCCGCATATTCTCCAAGGTCTGACGAGCACCGACAGCACCTCCTTCTAAGTTCTTCAACTGAGCTGTTTGACCTGCCAAAGAGCCTTTTAAATAGTCAATATTCTTCTGTAAAGAATCTATGGATGACTTATCCGTTGTAACTCCTAGAGTTAATCTCTTGTTCGTGATTTGCTGTTGGATTTTCTCTATTCGGTCTTTGGTAGCTTGCATTTGAAGTTCATAGCTATAAACTTCCCTTGCGGCTGCTTGCATCTTCTTATTAAACTCGGAAGACATCACGTAAGCGGCTCTTGAAGCAGCTTGTGTCAAGTCCTTTAAGCGATTGCTTGCATCTGCATATTTTTCCGTCAAATCCGCAACAATAGCTGGGTCGGTTGACTTATTGGTCTTCAACAACTCAGCCCTCAATTTTTCGCACTCGGAACGAAGTTTCGTAACCTCCTCGAAATTCGCTTTGACATCGAATCTTAATTCTGCCATATTTTATGTTTTATTGGCAAAATTAACTAATAATCAAAGAAATAACGAAAGAATTAATGTGTGCTATTTCACAAAAGATTTAAGTGCAAAAATTAAGGCTGGGTACAAAAAAGCCTTCCACACTCTCATGCGGAAGGCTCAATTCTTACTTATTTTCTTCTATATAATAACAATCAATTCACAACAGCCTGTAAATTCGTTGAAATTTTACCATTCATCAGACTCCGACTTTACAAAAGAACTTTTTAAAATATCATTTAAAATATAATTGACACGGTCATTAATTGCATTATATAAACGTTCTTTCTTCGGATTCAACTTTCCATTCTTAAAGTAGTTACTACAGTCTCCGGCAAAACTACTAGGTAATTCCGTTGGAGCACCAGTTATAACTTTATTGACCACTGGTGCGTTAACACGAAACTTTCCATCTTTGAAATTAAATGAATAAGTGCAAATCATATGCTTTCTAAGAGGAAGCCCCATTACTTTCTCATAATAAGCATCAGTAATAAATACGTTCAATGTGACTTGCTCGTTTCCAAATTTTGTAATCTCATTTGTCTTAGAAGTATATTTTCTATCCAAATACGAAGATACGGCACGAAACAAACTATCCTGCGAATAACCATCCATAGGAATAACAACAAATTCCTTTTCGTCATCAGTTACAAACTTAAAGTTCGAATTAAAGTGAAACTTTACATCTTGCGCCATTAATGATAACGTACCAAACATCATCATCAATGCCATTAACAAAAACTTCTTCATATTCTAAACATTAATAATATATTTACATTTACTACTTATCTAACCCATAGGAGAACAAAGACTTTTGCGCTAATTTTCAAAGACTTGTATTTTTATTACAAAAGTATTGTTATTTTACATTTCGGCTTCATTATACTCATAATCCCAGAGGAACAACTTGCCTTTGACGTTTCTAATCGGCTCATCGAACAATTTAGCATTCTTCAAGAACCAATGATATTGGAAATCTTCAGCAAATGCATCCGGATAAGCCTCTTGATACTGAATATCATCCAACTCTACGCTGCCGATAATGGCTGACGTTGGCAAGTCTTTAAAGTCCGGAATAACAATACCATGCTCTTGGCAATATTTCTTCATTGCGCTCTCCTGCCATCCGTCAAGCTTTTCGGGTTTGGCTTGGCTTGCATGGATAAGGAAACGGCCACGGAATTTTCTATTCCATGTTCTGTTCTCAATGGTCTTGCAGCCGATAGCGATTAACCAAGCATACGGCTGGCGAATTGATAATACTTTCATAAGCTCATTGTTTTATTATTTGCATCCGCAAAAGTAACAAAAACCTTCGAGAAATGCAAGAAAACTCTAATTTATTTTCATATTTTCTTAAAATAATCTTGAAATAGTTTGCATATTTCAAATATTTTTCGTATCTTTGCAGTGTAATCAAAGAGAGATTACAAAGGGGATGCCGAAAACCTGAAAGAGTAGGTAAAATGAAATCCCAAAGTCTTATGAACGTTCTCAAAGTTTCATTGAAGATTTGGAAAATAGAAATCTTATCATTCACGATTAGATTATTCTAACTCCAAGGGAGGTGGTGCTGCCCACCGCCTCCCACCTTGGGATTTCGTTGCAAAGGTACGAAATTTATTTCAAACCACCAAATTTTTAACGTATGGACACAAACGAAGAAAAGACAACCAAGTCATGGGGAGGTGCAAGAGAAGGCTGTGGACGCAAGAAGAAATGCGCTAAACGTATGTTCTTTTCTGCCACAGAAGAAACACTCGACATCCTCAATTCCTTAGACGGAAACAAGAGTGACTTCATCAACGAATGCATCCTTAAGGCGGTAAGAGGTTAAATCCTCTTCCGTCTTTTCTTTCTGATTCTGTCCCAATCCGGTTTTAGCACATCCATCGTGCCGACCATCGCCTTGTACTTGTCGCCAAGTTCACCCTCGTTCATAGAGGAACGGAAAGTATACATCTTGTATCGTTCATACTCTGGCACATATAATCCCACCATCAAGGAACGGACTCCATCCACCTCCTGCTCCGGTGCTATCAATACAAGCCCCTCGTTCATGCTTTCCAACTTGAAAATCTTTGAGGTGACAACCTCATAATAGTCTAGTATATTCATATTCTTGTCTCCTATAATTATTTTGTACGTTCAAACACTTCAATATACTGGATAGAGCTACAATCAATATATTTACGTGTAAACACTACTGTACTTCCACTACCAATCATAAGTGTTCTGTTCTTTGTATTGCAATTGAAAGAGTTTTCACCACCAACACTATTGAAGTCGAAACTTATCTTTGCTCCACCTACCAAGTTGATATTTCCTCTAAGACCTTTGTTCTCGGCTTCGCCTAATATCACATTCACATGACCTGCATCCATATTCTCCTATAATTAATTGTTAAACACCTTCTCTAATAAAGATACGTATGATAGAGTCACTATCAATGTAATCTCTGTTTCCGTTCTCACCAAGTATAGTTATCAAATGCTTTTTTTGTTATAAAGAACATCGGCAGCAAAATCAAATAACTTTGATTTGCTAAAGTTTGTATGAGTTAACTGCCCATTAGAGAGTGAAATTCCTGCAATGCAACCACACTCCTTTGCATCATCTAAGATGTCTTTGATAATCTTAATATCCATAGTCTTATTACTTTACTTCTCGTTCTACGATGTCAAAATTGTCCCACGTTTCTCCTTCGCTGTCTGAGATATGGAAGAAAGAATCTGAGATATTGTATAGATAATCATCACAATTCAAAACTCGCTTGTAATTCTCCAAAGTGTTCATCCCTTTGTGTCCTATCGCTTTTCTTGCCTTATCTATGGTAGAGAAAACTTCTGCATCAACCTCCACTGCTTCACCCAATCCATGTTGGTATGAAGATATTACTACATATACTTTCATAGCTTAAACCACCTTATTTCTTACGCTACCTTAGATAACGTTTCTTTGTCAATCTCAATCCATTGGCAAGCATCCTTGCGGAAGAAGATTTCACTCTTAATATACTCACCATCCACATCAATGCTATCATCCTTGCAGACAAATGTATGGTTCTTTGTCAAAGGTACAAGAAGGTACGTTTTACCCTCTTTCTTGCGTTCTACAAGCGTTTTGTCCGTCCCAAGGATAATTGATACCCTTTCTTCCTTATCGTCCTTTAGAACGCCTATTTTATCTGTATGCTCGATATAGAGCACATTCAGAAAATTCTCATCCATTTTCTTATGCATTAATCATTTTGTTATACTTCTTCTTATTAACACCTCGTTTAACGGCTTCATAGAGCAAAGTCAAAGCTAATGCTTCATCCTTGACTTTCAAAGCCTTCAAGGTATCTCTTTTGACGTAGCGGCTCTCATCGACCTCACACAATGGTACGTAGCCTTTGTGCTTGAAATTTCTTCGACCAATCGCCCAAATCTCATAGCCATCCGGAAACTCGTTTGTTATATCGAATACATAATTGCCATCATTAAACTTTTCCATAATCAATTGTATTAAGTTCTTTACCTTATCTTTTCTTACTCCTCCCATCGGAAAGCGTTAGGGTCTTTTACGACCTTCTTGCTGGCTTCGTCCCACATATAGCCATCATTAAACCACTTAGGGGCTTTACCATTGATTACTCGTTTTGCATCGGCTATGCTAGCATAGTCTGGTTCAACAACATTATCAATGCGAACGGCAACCTGACCGAATACGTCCTCCACCTTGGTAATATGATGCCCTTTGTAGAACACTTCTTTCAAACACTTAGCAATTGTTTCCATATCTCAAATACTTTAAAAGTCCTAAACTAAAGGGGTGTTTAAAGGCACACCCCCCTATTAAGCCTCGCCAAACACCTTAGAACGTGAATATATCTTTATGCAACTCGCAAGAAGTTGTAAGCCTTGAATTGTCTCCATGCGCCCTTTGCTTCATCCCAATAGCGGATGCAATCTCTTGATGCTGCATGCCCTGTACCATTTGGAGTATAGTCAATGTGGCTCTGAAGGAGAGTACCAAAGGCTTGTCTTACCTCACCATTCATCTTCATAAAGAAGAACTCTACTACCTTGGTCTTCATCGCTGACTCAAGCTTTACAACCTGCCAAGCCTGTTTCAAGCACTCAACCCAAGACATTGAACTTGATTTCAACTGATAGGCTCTATGTGCTAACTGCATTACCTTTCTCATCTTGTTCTTAATTGAAGTAGTCATATCCTCAAACCGTTTTACGAGTGCCGACTCGGCTGCATAGCAGCAATTAATAGTTAAACTTTAAAGCCTTTATCTCTTAAAGACATTGCAAAGATAGTAGTTTTTTCTAATATTGCCAAATATTTCTATAAGAAGTTTCTAATATTACCACTTATTTAACACTTATAAGCTATTTCTAAACATTTATTCACTAATTATTAGCTAATTCTAATATTTAACTCTTTTTCTTTGGCAGTTAAAAAAAAATAAGCTATCTTTGCAGCATAATAAATATTAGTATTCACTTATATATAATAAGGTATGGACTTAAAGAAAATAATTAGGAGTCATGGGCAAACCATTTCATCTGTAGCTGAAAAGTTAGGTATTACCCAATCAGCTTTATCGCAACAAATCAATAATGGCTCAATTTCATTTGCGAAAGTAGAACAAATAGCTAGTATTTGTGGTTGCTCGCCATCTAGTTTCCTTGCTATTGATGGTGAAACCTTATCGCATCCGGCTATCATCTGCCCCCATTGCGGCAAGCCTATCGAGCTGGAGATTAGGGCAAAGGAGGGGAAATGATATTCCTCTCCTTTTACTCTTCTATTCTTTCTCCTTCAAAAAGCCTATACCTGCATGAACATTACCCAACTTATACCAAGACTGGCTTAAAGTCATAACATAACTATTGAAGGATTCTTCCCCAATATCCAGGGTGAAGTCTTCATCTACATCAGGCTCTCCATGTCTTACGTACCCCTTATTCGGAGTGTATAGCAATCTATGATATGAGCCGTTCTCACAAATATAAAGTCCGCTATTACGCCAATCGGAACTCCAAAATTCCGGTTTATTCACGTAACAAAGCATTACATCACCATCGTAAATAGGAATACTATGACTTCGCTCATCCTTTTCTCCAACAAATTTTTCGCTATCAACATTGTCAGACTGACGGATAACAGATACGATGGAGTAACCATTTCCAATAAAGTCCGCTATATCAACATATGTTCTTTGCTCTCTAAGGTCAAATTCTTGTTGGCTTCTTACGCCATCTTTCTCAAATATTACAAGTATTCTTGTGTACTTATCACCAAAATTGACCATACTTAGAATCAAGCCGTTGTTCATGTAAGACGCATAAGCTTCTTTGGCTAGTGTTAATACACGCTCTAGATATTCCAATGGCTTGTATCTAACTAACCAAGACTGACCTTTATGCATCTTTTGCAAGTACGAATACATGTTCATCGCCTCGCATTCATCTATTCCATGCTTCTTGCAGACCAACTTGAACTTATCCGGATAAACACTAGTTACAAGTCTATCCAATTCGTCCATAGCTTGCATGGCTTTCAAATAATCATTTGCTTCCATTTTACTAATCTTTAAGTTTCTCTATTATATAACCACGACCTGTATAGGTACAAGACAAGCCAATATACACTAGCTGATGTAAAAGCCACAATTCTTCAGTGAACGGCAATCTATCACACTTCACAAACTCATCTTCATCCTCAAAATCAGATGCCTTTTCCAATATTTCTTCCTTTGTCATTATCTTTAAATTTGTGCCCGAAAGCTGTTAATCAGCATCTTTTATTTTTTGTAATGTGTCAAGTATCACGTTTGCAATCTCAAACCTACCGACATTTGGATTCTGTGGGACACTATAACACAAAGCTTTTAAAAGCTCAAAACATTGATTCTCATATAATATCATACGCTTACTTATTTTGATTAAAATACTTTTCCAACTCTCGAAGGATGAACATCCCTCCTATCTTGAAAGACTGCTCTATCACCCCTCGATGTTCCTTTAATACGTTTTGACTTCTTGCAAACCGAAACGCTTCATTCTCTAGTATAAGCACAAACTTATTAAATTCTGCATCGGTCATTTGCATTCACCTCCTTTGATAATTAAGTCAAACAACTCATCTACGAATATCCAATCAGACAAATGGAACATATAGACTTGCTCTTCCCACATTTCTTGATATGTATTGCAAGTAGTCTTATCGAGCATAGCGTTCATGTCGTAGAGTTTTCTATTACAGAATACTCTTGAGAACGCAAGAACCTTTCCGTTGTCGTTACGTGGAACTTCGCTAGCAGGGTGAAGCAAATCTTTGAATATCTCTTTCTCTGCCCAATCAATGCCATCCAAGAAATGCTTATCGGCATTTTTATCTCTTTGAACCATAAAGCCGTTTTTGCTAACCTTTCTGATTACACGATAGCTTTTGCTTGCGTAATCTTTAGCTGCTTGGACTTTCTTCTTTATGTCTATCATTTTTCACCTCCTTTCTTGGGACACAATTCATCCACATAGAGCCAACGAGTAATAATCCGCTCTGGATTTATCGGCTTATAACCGCATTCCTTCCAATGTATCTTTTCATATGTAGCCTCTCTGATATGTGTTTGTGGATTTATCACACCATTAGGCTTATACTCATACAAAATGCGTCTATCCAAGTCTGGAGTCTCACTTGCATCATGCCACAAACTATTCAGAAACTCATTGATTATTTTGTCCTTATTCTCCATATTTTTATTCTTCACTAAAATATTTCTTCTCAAACGCTCGTTCGGTGAGCCATTTTCCAAACCCCATTCTAAAGTAACGCTTTGGTTTGCCTTTCACAAGCCCATATTCGTCACGAGGTGTATTAACACTTAGGTGTATCTTAGGAACATGGTTCACCGATACGTATGCAGTTATATATTCATCCGAGAATGCCAAATGCTGAACTTCACGGAACTTTACACTCTTAAAGAACATTTCCTTCATAAGCCTTAGTCCTTATAGATTGCATCAAGAATGCTTCTGAAATTCGGATTATCAATAACGGCTTGGGCATCTTCTTTGTTCTTGAAGTAAATTGCACCTTTGTTATAATTACCACAAGAAGTAATACCATATTCGCTGGTTCGCATGATATTATGCTTATATTCTTTAGAATTCCAGTCCGGTTTCCAATCTCCATTATAGTACTTAGCTATAGTCATTAATCTAGCTAATGCGATTATCTTTCCAGCAATCATTTCAGGAACTTTAATGTCTGCAGGATAAACATCTTTATAAGCTAAAGTAGATAAGACATCCGCATAGCAGATTTTCTTCTTTCTAAACTTAATAACACCAGCTTTCAAGTCACTTTTTTCAATGTCCACTTCCATTCCTTTAGGAATATCTAGAACTAACTTATTATCCTTAATTTCCATTTTTCATATGTTTTATTTCCAAAATATATTTTTTATTCACAACCAACTCGAAGAACTTATATTTAGCATTCATATAGTTGCGACCTAAATCAACTCCACCGACAAATTCTTCTCTATACCAAGAGATTGCCGTATATTTTACAATATCATGCTCTTCCGGATGATTCACACGACCATTCCACACATCTGTGCGAACCAAATCGCAATACCCATCAGGTAATTTGGCACGTATCATTCTTGTGTTCTCCGCATCAATATAGACGTTTTTGTATTCCAAATCTACGCCTAAAATTTCCTGATTAAGCTTTGCTACATCCATATCTTTTCAATCTTAAAACACTACGTTGAAGTTCTCTCGGTTTTAACGGATTTTTCTTCAACATTTTATTCGCTTCGTTTCGTATCTTGCGGCTTTTCCACTTCTTTGTAAGACGCATAGCCTTTAACAAACGATGGTCTCCGGCTAGCTTTCCAGCATCCTTCTTGCCGCAATAATAGCCTTGCCTATAAGCCCAATATCGGGTTTTATAGACTTTCTTCATTATCTTCTTAGCTTGTCTTATTTTCATGTCAACCTCACTTTCTATGGAAAAACGTTCCATGACACCAATCGCTGCTTTCAACATACTTATGTAGTTTAGTACATCTTCCTGCAAACATACCATTGAAATGTTTACAACGACCGCATTCCTTTGAAGTTCTCAAAATTGAACGAAACAAACTAACGTTAGCACTCGGCATATTTACCTTATTCCATCTGATAGTTGCTTTCTGATAGAGATTCTTTAATCTAGGAATGAATCTACTCTCTTTCTTGAATGTATATTTTGAATCGAAGTAACGTGTGTCCGTTCCTTTCGCCATCATATTCAAGATTTTCTTAGCTTGTCTTATCTTCATATACTACTTGTTTTTATAAATACTACATGTCCCCTCGTAAATTGTGCTATTTGTATAGATGTCTTTATATTGCGAAATGGAAACCAATCCATTTTCCTTCATTCCCTTAAGAATTTCATCATACACACTTTCTATTGCTCTTCTCTTCATTTGCTCCATGCCAGATTTGTCACGGCAATAGTATTGCATTTCAAAATTTGACATTGTAACTCTTGAACGAAGCTTCATAACTTGTGGCTTTATGTATCTAACCTCTATCTTTGGTTTGATGCCTAGTTGGTCAGCTAGCCATTGTTTCCATTTTGGTTTGACATCTTCTCCATCCAAACAAACAAGCAAGATGTAGATAAAACTCATACTAAGATATAAAATTGCTATATTCATACGCTACTTCTCTTTATCGAATTTATTACCAACAACTTTTGCATAAGTTATTACATCATTACCCAAACTACCTACACATTCGTGAAGAGGAATACCTGTATATAGACCTACCTTTCGCGCAAAGAATGCGCCTTCACCAAAAGTAACTTTCGTCTCTAGGCTCTTTAACAACCATGATTTTGTTGTGATACATAACAACATCACCAACTATATATTTCTGTTCCATTCGCTTTAATCTTTGCTATTAATGAAATCCTCATACTCACCTATCGTGATTTCCTTGAAATCAGAGTTGTGCTTCTCGGCTCGGATGCTGTCATCAAAGTAAACGAAAATGCGGTCTTTGTGACGGAGGAGCTGAGTAATAGAGAAACGGCTAACTTGAGGGACTTCTATATTCAGTTCCTTCATTACCTTGAAATGGTTAGCAACTGATTTATAGGAGAGAAGAACGGAGGCTATTGCCTTGCCTTGCTTACAACGCTTGTTAGGCGCAATAGCTACATAGTAACCGTCTTCCAATTTTACACCGTCTATCTTCTTCCACACCTTCTTATCTAGCGTATCGTAACGCTCAGAAAGAACCCATATAGCGGTAATCTCGTACACTCTTGTGAGAGTTCTGTTAGGCTGATAGCCCTGATATTTTTCAAACTCGAAGCCTACGGCTTCTTCCACTCTTTTCATGTAGGCTTGATACTCTTTCTCTTCAGCATCGAGAATACCTTTAATGTATTCATAAGCGTTACTTCCCTGTTTTGTTTCGTATAACATATCTCTTTACTCCTTAACTTCTTTAAAAATTACATTTTTATGGTCTGAGCGTTCTTTGATGCTACAAGGGTATAGCTGCCATACTTCACAAAACTTCTTACTATCAAAGAAGCACCCTTTGCAAGATTCTTTATCAGTCTCAGTAACTTCAAGAGTTACTCTTTCTCCAACTTCAAACTCTTTCATAATCAAAACACTATTCTATAGTCCTTTCCTCTCAAAGTGGGTCTCTTTTTGAGGATGAACTTTGTTAAATCTTCAAAATCTATCGGGAAGAGCGCACAATATTTATACTTCAATGTGCAGACAAATCTTCCGTTGAGCATAACATCAAATACAAATGATTTCATTGATTACCTCCTTCCTTTGGAAGTAAATCATCAATATAGAGCCATCCCTTAAAATATCTTTTAAAATCTTTAGGAGTCATATCATCACATACCCATCCTTCTGGATTACGGAAATATACACATAATTCCGTACTTCCGTTTTTGAACTTAACCAAACATGTAACGCAACATTCTCCTTGCTTAATGTTTGGCTTTTCGCTAGCAGTATGCCATAAGTCCTTAAGGAACTCTTCCTTAGTTAATCTCTTTTCCATTTTTTAGTCTCCTTCACATAAAGTTTCGTTAACCTCGTCATTGTATGTATGAGTAACCGGATTGTACTCAGAATGGGTTGCATCTACCCTACCTTTCCGGTTAGTGAAATAGATAGCATTTCCTTGGTCATAAAACCTGTACACTGTTATACTATCAACAACAAACAATTTCTCGACATTGAATTTGTCAACAGAATCCGAGATTTGGACTCTTGTACCCTTACCTTTGCAACCTACCAAAATGGCGGCAACGGCTATTATCATTATTACCTTTTTCATATCAACTTCTTTTCTTCTTGAAGAATACGTCATTCATCGTACCCTAATATACTAAAGAACTCATCCATTTTTGGATTTAGATTGTTTGCCATTAACATATATGCCGGAACGGAGCGACCGATGTTGCACTCTAACTTCAATGCATGTATCATTACTGAAGCTTGATGGCTTGAAATCTTAACCCTATCCAATCTGGAAAGTATTTCGCTCTGCGAATCTGCATTACGAAACACTTTCTTGATAAGAGTTTCTATGTACTTACGCTGCTTGTCCGTCATTGCTCTTATTGTGCTCAAGAGACTCAACCAAAGCCTTCAGACCATTGAAAGTAGCATCCACCAACTCCTTGCTATCGGAAGCATCAAAATACCAATTTCCAATAATCTTGCTATTATTTTCAGCAAACATCGTAATACTCGTATGAGTATTTGAAGACGACATCTGGATAGACTCCTTTGTTCTACCCATGAGGCTGGCAATCTTTGCCAACACCTCTACATATACATTATTCTTTTCCACTTTCTTCTTACAGTTTTTATGGTGTGTCTCACCTTTTTAAAATTAGTAACCTTGTTTCTTAATTACATTGCAAAGATACAAAGAATATCTGAAATATGCAAACTTTTTAATGTGTTTCTTTTATTCTTTAATATATCATAACACATAACACCAATAATTTACTGACGTTAACACAAAAATCCCCACCACTACATTATTATATATAGTGATGGGGCAAACATTTAAAACAAAATAGCATTATGGATTTCTACGATTACTATCAAACTAAATCGTCCACATAAGCCCATTTATAGATGGCGTTTGATTTCGTGAACCTATTCCACCATTCCTCGCCTAAGAAATTCAGATGCTTGAAACGCTTGCGAACCTTGGTCAGACCGACAATGCGTCTGTTATACTCAGGCAGCTCTTCAACAGAATGCCAAGCACCTTCTTTTTGATATTTCATTCCCAACTCCAAGGCTTGCTTGGCTACCTGCCTTGCACCTTGACTAAAGTCTATCTTATCAATCAACAATTCTAAGTCCATAATCAAATAACTTTTATGTTAACTTTGTCTTCAAAAAAAGCTTCTAGCACTTCCTTGGCTTTTGCATCTGCTTCATCCAAGTCTTTGCATTTGACTACTTGAACACCATAACCTATAGGGTTACGCAATTCATAAATACCATCAGCCTTTACCAAGCGAAGGAAAATATCTCCACCTTTGAAGCGGTACGAATATCCTCCTGTTGCCTCGTTCCATTGTCTAACTATGTTCCTCACCGCCATAATATCTTTGCACTTTTTCCAATGTAGCATTAGCACCCTCAATGTAGGCTGCGATAATGACATTTCTATATAGCTCACTATTTTCCTTATCAATTCCAACCAAGCCTTCTGTTGATTTCAAAGGCTCAATTGTAAATTTATAAGCCTCCTCTACTATCCAGCTAGGAACACCATTTGAAATCAAATTCTTACAATACTCATTCATGATTTTACCTTTTAAAATTAGTGGATGACAAGGGATTTAAACCCTTGTTGGTGTCAACACCTCCCCAGTGACCTGGTACACGGAATGTTTAATCAGAAAATCCGCTCCAAGTTTGCGAGGGTCGCATTGCTTTCAGTTGCCAATGCCACTCATCCGTTTGTCAGCGACAGATGCGAATTTGAAGATTGTGCACCATTCCCAACCTTGCCCAAGGGTTTCTGCCGCTGACTAATAGGCATTTGCCAATGGTTGTCGGCAAATTTTAAGTGTTCACATCTTACGATGCGGTATTAACTATCTCCCTGCCCAAGGGAACAACCATTAGCGATAGGCTATTTGTAGTTATGAAACATTCAAATAAAGCCGTGCGACTCCTAGTTTATCATCATGCCCCCACGCAAGGCATCACACGGCTTTGGCACGTGGGTATTTGGTAGATTATGGCTTTCCTACCTCGTCTTTCTTATATCATTCCGCTGCCATCCTGCCGCCCAGTCTACCGGAGCTGCATTACAGCAGTGAAAAGATGTATTCACATTATATAAGGCTGCTCTGAACTCATCCAATTCTTCTGCCGAGAACGGACAATCCTTGTTTACCCGCCTTTTCATAATTTCACTACCTTATAGCCAAGCCGACTTGCAAGATCAAGAAAAATATTAAAGTATTCCTGTGCAACTTCTGTTCCTGATACTACGCCATTTTCAAACGTGAAGTAACGCTTTGTATTGTAAAGCGTATCTTCCAAGCAATAAGTTTCTTTCATTTCTTCTTTCTAATCAATTGTAAACAACCTTTCGACTGGTCTCTTTGTTATATTCGGGTTAAGAGAGTTTGTTACTTCCTTTTCCCAAACACATCTGAACTCTTGGGGCATCTGATACTCGCTGATAAATACCTTATGACCTCTTCTAGCCATTTCCATGCACCATATATAGAATCTTTCGTAATCGAAATTCTTTGATACATCATACTTTTTCGTAGCTTTGTAAGGCAAATCGCAATACACTATACTCCTATCCGGTATCACAAGTTCATCATAACTGCCGCTATAAAACTCGACACCTTTGAGAAGAGGCACATCACGCATTGTATTTTCTATCTGCTCCCTTATGTAATCTCTTGCCTTTCCGTTCTTGCCGACAACATTATGTCCGCTATAGCCACCATCAAAGAAACGTCCATTAAAGCTCGCCATAAAGCCAATTAGTCCGACACCTGCTTCTGTGAAGAATTTATTCTTTCCGTGATAGCAGTCTCTTGCAAAGTTATACAACGTCTTACTAATATGGTTGAAGACAAACCCATCATTCTGAAGATACTTCCACATTTCGATAAGATACCTATTCTTATCGTTGGCAATCCTTCGATACGTGTCCGGAACGTTCTCAATAACGCTACAGCCACCACAGAAAGCATCTACAAACGTATCATGTTCTTTATCAAGCATAATCGGCAATATTTCATGCACGATTCTAGCCTTGCTACCCATATACTTCATTGCAATAGTTTCTTTATCATTTTAACCCCTCGCTTGCCAAATTTTCGCTCGACAACCGCATTGTAACTCACTCCATCAATGGAACACTCATCCGGATAGCACTCTTCAAGCCAATCTGTGAACTTCAGCAGATTGAAGACTAACTCTTTTCTCGCTAAAAGAAACCGCATATCTATGAATTTTCCAAAGCTTATTCCAAAGATTTTCTGAAACTCATTACCTATCGGCAAGAACTCACTTGGTTCTATTTTCATCAGCTTGCTTTCTTAGATGTCACACTATCCAGAGGATAGTCACTCTTCATAAAGTCACTAATTCCTATGTAAGTTCGCTGTAAATCTTTCTCATCGTCCTTCAGGTCTTCCGTTGCGTTGATAGCCGCCTCATTCAAAGTCTGTTCGTCAAAGACACCTTTTCTTACCTTATCGAAATAAGAAAGAATTTCTTTTGTCATCAAATGGTCAGCCAATCTCTTGAAATCCTTATCCATCACTAATGCCATGAAGTCATAAGAGTTTTCAAAGGCCAAGATAGGAGCAAAATCCTTGAACGCTTGCATTAAGTTTACATGCAAATCTTCATACAGCTTACGGATGATATTCTCATAAGTTCCCAAACAAAGGTTGGTCAGATTGTACAGAATGATTGCATTCGCATAAACTCCCGATTTTTCACCAATCCCTAAGTTCTGTAATCTTAAAGCAAGCTTATCTCGCAACTTATACAAGTCTCCACTAATCTTGTCATAGAACGTCATTGCGAATTCTTCATTAAAATCTGCATTAGGAACATAAGCGTCATAATACTTAACCACCTTTCGAAGGTTCTTCTTGCAGTCCACCCACTTCTTCTTAACTTCAAACCTAACGCATTTCTTCTTCAGAATACTTTTTTCGATTTTCTGCATAAAGCACTCTGCTAAGACCATTTCGACATATACATACTGCTGAAGATAAGCCCTAGTAACGACCATAACCTTATTCACTTCGGTTTCGGTCATTCCATTCGGAACACTGATAATTATCTTCTTGCCACCTACGTTCAACAAGACTCTTCTGAAACAATTAACACTAGGCATGATGCTTTCTGTTTGAATATTCTACTACCTTATTATAGCACTCCGTTCTCACCAAATCCTCGACCCGATTCAATGTGCAAGCCTCATGAGTATCATTCATATTGACTTGTGGACAGCAAATCTGATAAAAAAACTTTGTTCTGATGGTAAAACCAAAGAACTTGATTTGCTCCTTGAATACCCGACCGGACACCACCTTATCAAGTTTCTTCTTGCCATCGAAGAGATTCAAACTCTCTTCTCTACGATATACAATATCGGTCTTAACCGAAAAAATCTTTCCGAACATAACTATTCCTCCAAATTCCTAAGCGTTTCCAAACTCTCATCATTATCAACATCATAGCCGATACGATATTCGTTACCAATTCTTGCACCAATGTATACCTCTTCGGCATCCAAGATATAACGGGACATCTGTTCACGAACCTTTATCTGTTCTTCATTCAACCCAAGTACATCAAAGCACTCTTCCTGCAATGACTTATATGGTTTCGTTCCCATATATGAGACATAAGCCAGCTTGCCTTCCTGATGCAATGGCTCCCACTTCTCCCACCAATGGTTGCGATACTCCAAGATACCTCTTTCTACTCCATCGGCACAAACATATTTAACTATTCGTATTCTCATTATCAACCTTTTTTAAAACAACTTTAACTGTCTTTCCTTGGCACTTGAACACACGAGACTTAATCTTGTATGTAAGATTGTTAATTACGACTTTATCCCCTACACAAGGCATAAAATGGAAATCGTAATTTTTCAAAATGATACTGCCTTCATACTCGAATTCAACCATTTTTCTGCTCTCCTAATGTTTCCCTATATTTATCTAACATTATTGAATTAATCTCAGACCAAAAAGTTACAATTACGTTCTTGTAATCAATATTATGATTCTGTGCTATAAAATTTCCTGCACTGACAAAATCAAAATAGCCTTCAATCGTCTCTTGTGTACCTGTACATGTACATGTTATGCCATTCTTGACATACTTAGCCACAAAATAATAGCATTTCTTCATCGCAACAACTCCCTAATAAATTCGTTACGCATCGGCTCAACGATGCTTGTATACAAACTCTGCTTATCTTCGGGAATATCATCCGGTGTAATAGAGAACATCAACAAATAAGACATCGGAATCTCCAATACCTTGCATATTGCATCAATCTTACTCTTACGTGGAAACGTTCTTCCGGTCTCCATAAACAACATATTTGTCTCACTACAACCGATAGCCTTACCAAGTTGTCGTTGGGTCAAGCCCTTGCTTACCCTCATTGTCTTAATCGCCTTTCCTAAATCCATTTAACCTCCTATTTTAAATTTTCAAATCTATTCTTAATTGCAATCATGGCATCATTGACACCATCCTTATATCCAACAGAATACAAGGAACAATCCTCTTCGCTCGGTTTTCCGGTTTTTGATTTCAAAAACTCTTCTATCTCACGGAAACCATACTCCAAGAATCTGAGAAACATAGCGTTCTTCGTGATAGCTGGTCGTAGAACATCTTTAACCCAATCCCAGCCATCACCATAACCCAAAGTGAAATTAGAATTATTACAATATCTCACTTTCGGCTCATCCAACCATTGTTTTATTATTTCCTTTTTTGTCATCATTCCCAGTTTTTATGGTGTGTCTCACCTTTTCAAATTAATAACCTTTATTTCTTAATTGCAATGCAAAGATACAAAGAATATTCAAAATATGCAAGCATTTTAATGTGTTTCTTTATTTTATTAATGTATTTTAATTGTTTAATATAGTTTCTACCATTTATTTTAAACTTTTTACATTTTTCTCTTTCTCAAACACTCTTTCTACTATCACCTTTATCCTTAATTTCGTCTTACTATGTTCTTTAACGTGTGCCTTACGCTTTGTAGTTTTTGCACCTTGCAGCAATTTCTGTCAGTCTCTTCCCTTGTACTTTCGTAGTGCTACCTTTCTTGCATTTCAAGACATTTCCTGTACTTGTATTTTGTATTTCCAAGAAATGGATGCAACAAAAGTAACTTCTAAAATTCTTATCCATTTGCCATTTCCTTTTTAAGTTTCTTTCTTTGAGCCAAGAACATAACAATCTCCTCGAAATCATCGCAATTCAAGAGCATTTGTCCAACCTGCCATTCCGCTGCTTTCTGCTTGGCATCCTCCATGCCCTTTGCTAAGAATGTGATTTTCTTGTCTTGGCTTCGATTCTCTACAGTAACTTCAAGTGTACCATATTCAAGTTCGGTAGTCTTCATACTGAGACCTTCATCAAATATCCTCAACAAATGATTAAAAAGATTACTTCTTTCCATGTTTCAACCTTTCATTTTCTTGTTTCAACAAGTCCTCAAATTCCTTGCGCTTTGCTCGCATAATCTCGAACCATTTACTTGGTGTTATAGGACACCCCATAAGCCAATGGTCGAAGTTTGGAACAGGCAAATTGAACTCTCTAGCTTCAATAGTATAATCGTACCACTTCAACAACTCTTCTTCGGGAGCTTCCTTTTCAATATCTGTTACAATAGTAGCCATATCGAAAGTCAAATCGCCACAATTAGCTATTCCTCCAACTTGGTCACCTATCCAAAATGTCTCCGGATTATCTAATCCGTAAAATTCATGCTTCTCACAGAATGCCTTCAAGTAAGCATTGCAAGCATTCTCGTAATCATTCTTTAATTTCTCCTTATCCATATCACATATCCTTAAAAAGTTTTTTAATCTTGCTCTTCTCCACCTTTGGATGGGAGCACATCACAACTTGCGTACTTGGGTCATGTCTTACCTGCCATTCGCAAGTATTACACCCCAAATCACCAACTTTATTAATTGCATTGGTGTATCTGCCTTTCTCACCATAGGGGCAATCGGTAACAAAATCCTTTCGTCCCCAGATGTACTCATCTATCTTGTATGAGATAGCATTTGCTTTCTCCTTTTTCTCGTTAATATTTAAAAACATCATATCGTCAATATTTAAAATAAGCATAGCTGACCATCATCAGCGACCTTAACATTACTCTCAGAAAACCAAAGTTCCTTGAATATTCTCTCCATGCATGCTACGACTATAGAATTTCCAGCAGCCTTTTGAAGACTTGACTTCGACACTCCACTTTCAAGCATCTTGTCTATATATTCTTCGTCAACGTTCATTAAGCGGAAGAGTTCTCTCGGAGTCAAACGCCTAATGCGCAACCTTGTCTCTCCAAGCACAACCAAGGAGTCCTTGCTCGCAGATGTAATGGTATTGGCTATATTCTTTCCAAGCTCGACCTTTGGACTATGTATTTCGCCTTTTATCCACTTCCCTTCAGAGCGAGTCCTTATAGCTGCACTCATAGGCTCTTTCCATTCATTTGACACAAATTTCTCTTTACATAGCAGAGCATCGCTCATAAAGTACTTTTCGTCCACATTTTCCTCCAAGACATCTACCAAATGTTTCTTCAGCTTTGTCTTTCTCGGAAAATGATAATCTATCTTATCACCATCATTTCGTATAGAGAGCATGAAGACACGCTTTCTGTTCTGAGGAACACCGCAGTCGGCTGCATTTACCACCTTAGCATAGTTAACATATCCGTAGGATTCCAACTCCTTGCGCCACTTGTTGAAGAACCCGATAAACTTTGTTTGAACCAAAGCCTCTACATTCTCCATTAAGAGGTATTTCGGCCTCTTGGTAATAATGGCGTTTCTTGTAAACCAAAGGATAGAGGAACGTGTATTGCTTCCCTCCTCTATTCCTTTCTGCTTTCCGGCTTGCGAAACAGACTGGCAAGGTGTTGAGTATGTCAACAAGTCAAAGTCAGCAACCTTGCTCCAATCTATCTTGGTCATATCACCAAAGTTCTTGCCGGACAGACTAGGAAAACAAGCGTTATGCAATGTTATTGCGCTTGGCTCTATCTCAGACCATCCGATGCACTCGTAATCGAAATCAGAATGTTTCTTCTTCAGTCGCTCCAAAGCCATCAGTTGAGAGTCATATCCGGCACATAGTTCGAATGTCCGTATCTTCATTTCTCTAAGCTTTTGAATTAACTCTTAACCCTGCCTTAATCTCGGCAGCTATTCTACCTTCGTTTGCCAATCTGTCGCAAAGCTCGTTATATTCAACTCCCGAATGGCTCTTCACCTTGCGCCAAGTGATGTGTGCTACATGAGCGGAATGTTTTCTAAACTTCTCCATCAAATCTAAGTTCTTGTGTGCAGAATAAACACCGCTCAAAGTTTTAAGTGCATATTGGCTATCACTATGAACCGTCACAACCGCACCTTGTGGGCAATGACCAACACCACAGATGATAGCCAAAAGCTCCATACGGCTAATTGTCGTGTCTATAGTTCCGTAGTTTCCCTGCTTATATACCTTGCCTTCGTGTAAAATCACATAGGCAGCACCACCAGTGAACTTTCTTCGCTTGGTATCAGTCCTCAGTACTGCAGAACCATCTGTCCACACTTCGTAGCAGTCGTGCATCTTCTCTTCCTTGGTCTTGAACTTGAAACCATGCTTGCGGTAAGTCTGGCTTGGATTTTTCAAGGAATTCCATTTCTTGACCAAATCCTCCCATTTCTTAGGGACTTTACCACTTGGAAGCAACCATCCGACATCATCGAAGCGACCATAAAGCCACTTTAGATTGTCTTTCATAAAACCTGCCATCGAGCAATACATTGTAAACTCTTCATAAGTTGGCTTTGCAACGCTTCTGTGCTCATCCCCCTTCGTTTGTCTTCTTTCTCCCATAGCTTCTTTCTTTTCTTAGTTTCTTTAATCAACCTCACACACATACGAGTAGTTTACTATACGTAAGTGAAATATACTTCGTATATTCCCCTTACCTTTACAAACTCCCTTACGAGTGCAGGTTATTTATTGATTCTCTCGTCTACTATTATTACGTTCGATTTTTTACCCACTTCATCTTTCGCTCAATAATTTTTGGGTTCGTTCCACTCTTCGACTTAGATACTTGGCTTTTTAGGACTTTGTATTTGTTAGCGCATCGCAGTTGACCCTTTCGATATTTTGCCGAAATGATGATAAGATTTCCAAACGCATCATAATAATGCCAATTGTTAGTACAAGCACATGCGTCTATTCCGACTTCTGGACATTGGACTATTTTTTTTACCGCACCAGACTTAACAAGCTTCTTGATAGTCTTCCCAACTTGGTATCTAGTTGAACAGGTATCTTTCATCATGCTGGTGTATGAATAACTTGTGTACTTTTCATTGAATGGTCTTTCCAACATACGAGCTTCCGTTTTTTTGGCACTACGTACACTTTTAATCGTATTCCCATTGACGGCTCTACAATGCGTATTGGAGACATCTTCAATGACATTGATTTTGTTACTCACAACGACATCACACAAAAGACTTCTCAACTGAGGCAAGGTCAGTTTAGTTATCTCGCATCGTCTTGTCTTGTAGCTGTACTGGAAACTGTCATACAACCTGTTCGCTATGATTCTCTTCACACCGAACTTGTTAGTTTCAATTCTACAATATCCAAATTTAACTGATAAATCCAAATATTGTTTGAAATCTTTCTTGTTGTAGCCCATCACTTTAGCTGCTTGGTTTGTAGATCTAAAATGAAGGTCTGATGCACGGAATAGAAATTTTATCTTTAAGGCAAAACAAAATCCCACCAAGCGATTCTTATCGCCTAGTGCAATTTTAGCTTGCTTGATACCAATTCTAATCTGATGCATAATAACTCGTTTCCTTATTTGTTTAACTTATCTGTGTTTCGCCTACTCCAACAATTATTGCCCATTGCTAACCTAGAGCAATCTAAGAATGTTTCGACTCAAAACAAGGATTCTAAAAAGAAATCCTTACCCTTCATTCGTCTGACACCGAAATCTAGGTAAGGATTATCGTGATGTGGCTTTCGCCACGGAAAATCTTATTGATTCTTGTAAGCGTGTCAGCACCAACAAAGCACGCTGCAAAGATACTAATTTATTTTCAAACTGCAAGGGTTTTAATGTGTTCTTCTACTCTTATTGCGCATTTTTAACACATAACACAATTTTAGTTACGTATACAAAACTATAAATACATTAAACCGCTTGCAAATTTAACATTTAACACTCTAAGGCATTTTCAAGACAAAAAAAAGAGCAACCACCATCACTGGCAGCTGCTCCATAAGTTGTTACCTTAAACCAATCTAAAACCTTAATAACTAAAAACCAACCTAATAAAATAACTTTTTCTTATATTTTACCGTGAGAAAGAAAATCATTGTAACCAGCATCAAGGAAACGACCCAAAAGGAAATCATACCGAATTTCCAATAGAACAAATCCCATCCCTCCAAGTCTTTCTCAATATATTCCTTTTTGGTCTGGGCGATACTCAATTCTCTATTTAGGCTATCCCTCTGAGCCTTGTATATACTCGCTCGCTCTGCTATCTCCTTATAATGAATAAGGCTATCACGAACCTTGGATAGTTCCTTGCTGTCCCTGTATCTAATCTCTATATGAGTAGAATCCTTACCTAGAACCTTACCACTCTCATCTACCCTTGTCTTGACATCATCCTTGATGTAAGTGGAATCCTTAACCTGCTTTTCGGTCTGCTCCCAATGATAAGATAGCAAGCTGTCCTGAATAAGCTTGACCCTTTCGTTGATAATTGAGTCCCAATGGGCGTAAGTAGTAGTGTCTCGCACCACCTTTTCCACTTCTACATATCTTGTTGTCCGGCATCCGTACATCATCAGCATGATGAAGAAACCTACCAATATGGTAACGAGCCAACGCCACCAATCAAATCTAAGCTCCATATCAACCTCCTTTTTGAGTGCAAAGGTACAAATAAAACCAAAAGGAACGATTTCTTCGCCCACTCTTTCTTTTTCAAAATTTCAAAAGTGAAGAAAAAACCACCACCCAATTAAGAATGATGGTCTTACTAATGCCTTAGTTGAGCCTGTGTCTCGTAAGATTACCAAGTGATTATCTTTCCGTTATTACATACGAGCTTTCCGTATTGTATATTTCCAACCCTGCGAAGCCATCCATGCAGGTTCACACTTTGCTTTGGGTCATTGTTCACAATCGCATTGAGAAAGGCAATTCGTGACACCTTCAGCTTATCGAACAACGCCCATTGACCTTGTTTGTATGAATTGATAGCAGCTAAGGTCATATTACCCATGATGCCATCAGCTTTTGTTCCTACGATAGTTTGAATCTTTTGTACGGCTCTGCTTACTCCACTATTATAAGCAAAGTCAACCAAGAGATTAGCCACTGACTGGTTGTTGATTTGGTCAGCCTTGCAAGCATCCCAATAATATTTCTTGAATATGTGATGCCATTGTTCATCGGTTATCTTCTTCAAGTCCGATGCGGTCTTACTAGCACCATAAACTTTACGGAACGTCTCTAGGGTCACACCTTTCATCGTTGCGCCTCCCCTGTCACTCTTTTTGTTAGAATATCCACCCTCGAATGAGAGAATGAATGGTTTTAAAATACTTGAGTCTGCCATAGTCTATTTATCTTTTTCGCTTTGATGTTCGCCACGTTCCCCTATAGTCTTGGTAATGCCAGCCGTGACGAACAAACTAGCCACACTACCAACAAATGCACTTAACCCCATCAAATCGGTCTTGATAGTCCCATAAGTTACCACTTCCCACACTAAGATAAAGCAGACAACCAGGAGCATCAAGAGACCTATCAGAGTAACGGACACTAAGAAGAATGCCTTGCTTGAATGTCCGCTATTAACTTGTATGAGTAATTTCAGATACTTAACCATATTTTAATCCTCCCTGTCACGATATATCTCATTTTCTTCCTTTTCAACCAACGTTTCTAAGGATTCTCGCTTTCTTGGTGGGGTTCTAAGTTGGCATCCATCCTTGATGCATCTGTTCCATTGTGCCTCATGCAAGGCAAGCTTCAAATCGTTCTTCTCATCCCTTAGATTGCGTATGGTAATACGATACTGATTGATTTCCTCATACAATTCATCTACTTTACTATTAAGATTAACGACCGACTCGTTGGAACGTTCATAGAGAGCCTTCCACTCATCGGCATATGATGAAATAGTCTTATTCTCTTCCTGTGATGCGAGTGCCGCCTCCTTTCGTTTTCTACTATTATAGTACAGCAACGTGGAGATAACTCCCGATGCGCAAAGAAGATTAATTCCCGTCTGTATTAATTGAATAGTTTCCGCTGTCATTTCCTTATGTTTTTTGTTGCAAAGATAGCTATTTATATATAATAATGTGAAAATAGCCGAGTCAGAAAACTACACAATTAATTTTTGTGCAAATAATTAAATATTTCCTTAAACAAAGTTATAACACATTAAATTATTTGCTCTATCAATAAAATCTCATTACCTTTGCAAATACAGGTGAGTCACACCATAAAAAACTGAATAAAAATGAAGATAATAGAACAAGATACAATAGACATCATTAAGGCGCACATAAATGAACGACCAAGATACAAGTTGGCACAAAGAATGGGTGTCAGCGTGAAATTCTTGTATAAGATTCTACATGATTGCAATTGTAAAATCGAACATAAAAGACCTGTTCCGAAACCCAACAAGAAGCGTGATGAACAAATTGCAAAGCTTTACACCAACCATTCAGTCAAAGAGATTGCCGAGATTATAGGGTGTCATCCGTCTACAGTAGGAAAGGCGGCAAAAAGACTAAAGCTTACTCATTCGAATGAAACTATCGAAAGACTTAAAAAGAACAGTTTGGCAAATTTAAAGAAAGCGTATGAGAAAGCAACAATAAGTAAAAGGGTAAAAAGCTGGCAAAGAACCATGCAGATGGAGAAATTCAGAGTTATATCCTGCATTCCGCAACAGACAAGATTCAAATTTGCGGATATGCCTATAAAAGCATATCATGCCAAGTACAATCTCATAACAAAACATGGATATTTCGCTTTCGAAGGTGAGCCATACATTTTAGGTTATGACCGGAATACTCATAGGATGAATGAAGAATACTATAAGAACAAATATGGATTTTCTTTTGAGGAGGATGAAGAATGCCAAGAAGATTAACAAAAGAACAGATAGACTATATTAAAGTCCACATCAATGACTACCCACGAAAGGAAGTAGCCAAGGCTGCTGGTGTTACACTACACACCTTATATAAATATATCACTATTTTAGGTGGCACAAAAATAGACAACAAGTTGAGTAAAGAAACCATCAGCCAAATTTCCGTCATGTACCAAACGATGACAGCAAGGGAAATTTCCGAAGTGTTGAATATTCCTCAATCTACAATATTAGGACAAGTCAGTAAGCTTGGTTTAAAACACAATGTAGAAACGATAAATAGAATTCGTAAAGAGCGAAACAAGTCTCTAAGAAACTATTGGAATAAAGAAAGATATGCAAGTAAAGGAAGAAAACTTCACATGCAATACAAAATGGATGAACTTAGAGTTATGTCGGGCAAGCCGCAAGAGACAAAGTTGAGGATAAGAAAGCTCTCCTCAAAGGCTTTGAATGCTAAGATGTATTTGCGAAAGTCTTATAACTATTTCTACTCTAAGGGTGAGCCGTTCATTCTCTGCTATGACTCCGAGACAAAAAGACACCCTAAAGAGGAATACTATACTGAAAAGTTTGGTTTCAAGTTCGTGTGTGCTTAATTTCTGTTTGCTGTTCCGTTTGCATTTTTCGTTTTCTGCAAACGGAATTTGCAAACAAGCCTTTGATTTCCATGCATCCGGAAGTATGATATTACCTCCTATCACCTTAACTACTTGATTATTAGCGATTAAAAGAAAGTTTGATAGAGTTATTTAATCTTATCCTTATTATTCGTAACTTTGCAGCCGTAACGTTACATAGAGTTAGTTTAATTAAGGTTTAACACAAAAAGATTATTCTTATGGAGACATCAAAAACTTATGTTTTTAATCCAGAGGGTTCAGGTAACAATGGAGGAATGATGAGCTTGATAGCTCCTTTGCTCCAACAGAGAGGCGTTGATCCAAACGTTCTTCTTGCGATGAAGGGTAATAACGGATTCGGCAATGGTGATGGTTCTTGGTTCATTTGGCTGCTCTTTATCCTTTGCTTCTGCGGTTGGGGCGGTAATGGTTTCGGCTTTGGTGGCCGTGGCAATGGCGGAGGTCTTGCTAACGAAATCAACAATGACTATGGTCGTTCCTTGCTTATGGATGCTATCGGTGGCAATCGTAATGCACTCAGTAATCTCGCTACTCAGCTCAATTGTACTGAAGGACAGATTCAACAAGCAATCTCTGCCTTGACAACCCAAGTTCAGAACGTGGGCAACCAAGTAGGCATGAGCGGAATGCAAACCATCAACGCTCTTCAGCAAGGTAACATGCAGATTGCATCACAACTCGCTGATTGCTGCTGCCGTGTTAATAACAATATTACGGCTATGGACGGAAACGTCAAGTTGGCTATGTGTCAGCAGACTGGCACTTTGCAGAATGCCATCAACAATGTAGCCGTAAGTCAGGAACGAGGCTTTTCTAATGTTGCTTTCGAAACCAAGGGTCAGACATGCGACATTTTGAATGCTATTAAAGATAGTACTCAGACCGTAGTTAATGGCCAACGCCAAGCAGAACTCAGAGATATGCAGGACAAGATAGACCATCTTCGTGAAGAGAATGGAACTTATAAGTCTTCTGCCATGACTTCGCAGATTGTAGGTCAAGCTATGGCACCTGTCAACGCGATGTTGGCTGGCTTGCAAAAAGAGGTAGATGGTATCAAGTGTAAGCTTCCATCAACTGTCACAACCAGCTACAGTCCATTTACTGCTGTTCCAAATTGTGTTGCTTGGCAAACAGGCTTATATGGTCTGAATGGTGTCAACAATGCAAGCTTTTGGGGTTAATTAGGAAAGGAGGCTGCTATGTTATGGATGAGACCTTTTGCATGGGTTAATCGTAACGGCTCGGCAGCTATCGCATCTACAGGCGTGGTGGTGAACACCGAAAATGTCGTTTTCTCGTTCAGAAACCACGCCTTCGTGAATGCTAACTATAGGGGAACTATCTTTGTGAACCTACATCAAGCTATTCCGACTGGTACGACAAATACGCTGCCAATCCTTTTCGAGACCAATGGCGTAACCCAAGCTGTAACTAAGTTCAACGGCAATCCTTTGACGGTAGCCGACATTGCAGGAACTGGAGTTTATCAGTTTTGGTTCGAGCGAGATACTAACACCCTTCAGCTAATGACGGGTATTGTTTAACAATTAACATTACAAAGCTATGTTTCAAGGACTTCGACCTAACAGCATATTCTATGTGCTTGACAAGGGTGAAAACCCAAGTCTTAAAATCGGACAGGTTGTATCGGTCAGTAACCCACAACCTAAGTTCCCAACATATACTCCTGGGCAATTCAACCCACAACCAATGGAGACTACCGTTGATGTTGTCGTAAAATTGCCTAATGAACAAATGGAGTTCAAACAACTCCCATCCAATATGCAAATTGCAAATTCGGAAAACCTCGTGGTTTCTGAAAGCCGTGAAGCTATGGATGCGGAAGTTGAGGCTATGTATCGGCATTCTAAGGAGATTGTGGAAAGCGAGCCATACCACAAAAAGGTTATGGAAGAGTGCGCAAAGATGCGTGCCGTATTGAATCCACAAATAGCCAAAGACAGACAACAGGAAGAAGACATCAATAACCTCAAAAGCGAGGTTAGCGGAATGAAGGGAACTTTGACCGATATTAAGTCTATGTTGTCAGTGGCTTTGGAAAAAGTTAATACAAAAAAGTAAATCATTATGGGATACATGATAGAAATTACCGAAAACAAGGTAAATGAAATGTCAGAACTTGTAGAGAAGATGCTTAAGTATGGTGGTAAACTCATGCACTGCATTGATGAAATGGGGGATGACAAGTATGGACGAATGGGTCACAGAAACCCAATGCCGGATTACCGAGACAATTGGGATGACGATGATGACCGCTATGGTGAAAGACATGGTGGTCGCAGAGGTGGCGGTTATCGCTATTAGTATTACACTTTGAGGTGGGGAGAAATCTCCACCTCCTTTAAAAGCTTTTATTATGGGAAGATACAAAATACCACTTGACGCATACGATATGAAGCCGGAAGGGATGATTGCATACCTTCGCTACAATGGCTGGCACTTCAATAAAAAGATGTGCGACTGGGCTATTACCTTAATGCGCAAGACAAACGCAACAACTGGTAAGCTCGAAAAAGTTGAACCGACAGAAAAAGATACAGTCGAGGAACTTCTTAAAGTCAACAACGTAAAGTTGGAGAATGCCGACAATTACGATTTCGTTTATGTCGCAAACATGGCTAGAGCCGATTTCTTTAAGTCTTCTTTAAAAGACGAAGCTGCTTTGGCTCAATTCATTAAGGATATGGTGGATGACCCAGACCAAGCGGACGGATTTATTTTCAATAGATTTTATGCCGATTGCAACCATAATGGTATCGGCATTCCATGGGATGATGTATTATGATTAAACAAGAAATTTACTTGGAGAAATACGATTGGAATGTGATTGTATGTCATATAGCTAATCAAGAAGATGTTGACGAAGCTATGGACTTACTAAGTTCCATTGATTGTAAGGGGCAACCATTATTGGATGCATACGACCACATTTCAACCGATTCTTCAAACAAAGGATTGACATACACAAATGTTTCAAAGAAAACAAGTGTTGTGCTCATTTGCAAGTCTACTTCTGAAGGTGAGTATATAAATAGTCTCACACATGAAATGTTTCATGTAGTAGCACATATATGCAACCATCTGGGAATAGATATGCAAGGCGAAGAACCATGCTATCTTATGGGATGGCTCTGTCAGTCGATATTATAGAAGATTTCCTTATAAGTTTAACTTGGCGGGCAGACCTTGGATTTTTCCATCTGCCCTCCTATAAAATTACAAGAATATGAGTTGTTCGAAAATCAAAAATTACCTTTATGAACGTTTTAATGAGGATTTTAACGTTCTATCTGAGAATGAAAATCGAGTTATCATTACATTTGATGATAATGACTTGTCGGTACTCGTAAACAAGATGGAGAATAAATTATTCATTCTCGTTCCGCTAACTAATATGCATTCGTTTGAACATCATCCGGATTGGATCTTGGTAGATGGCGAACGCATCAATAGCAACCTATTTTGGAAGGAATGCGGCAACCAAGTGATAGAATATCAAGGTGATGCCCCTATAGCTATCAAGCAAGACACCATAGAGAGAATTGTTAATGATTTCATTAAAAACAGATAACGTTTTAAAATTTGCATTAATTTATTTGCAAAGCCATCTTTTTTGTCGTATCTTTGCATTGTAATAAAAATGGTGAGACACACCGAAACAACTGTGTTTTACAAACTTAATTTTCGTAGATAAAGATATTAATATATCAATATAGAAAAAAGCAAAATTATGACAGAAAAAGGATATTTAATCAAGAAAAAAGTATTATTCATTGATTTAGATGACACGATTATTACAACTATATCAGGAAACACCTTTCCTACAGATGTAACAGATTTCAAAATCCGTAAAGAGGTTTTGGATAAGATTGTAGATGCATTCCCTACTCTTTACTATGTTGAAATAGTCTCAAACCAAGGAGGCATCCCTCAATTTGTTGACGAACAGGATTTTATCGGCAAGATTAAGGCTATTGAAAGCTTTATGCAAAAATATCTTCGCAATCATACCGGACGAAATATCTTCGTCAACTCTATGTATTGTCCATCGAATGCAGAAATAGATATGCGAAAGCCAAATACAGGAATGCTAGAATCATATTCTTCTTGGGAAAAAAGAGAGTTGATAATGATAGGCGATGCTAGTGGAAAAGAAGGTGACTTCTCGGACTCCGACAAACAATGTGCGGAGAATTTCGGTATTGAGTACATAGATATAGAAGACTTCTTGAAAATGTAAAAACAAAAAAAAGGAAAGTCAGAGTGATTGTTGCAAAAATTGCAACGTCACTCACGCAAACTGAAACAAAAAAGAGAGGCAATCACTTACCTCTCTTACTCAACTTGTAAGGAACACTTACATGTTCAACTATTAGGATAGAAGTAGAAGCAAAATTCCCCTATACTATTGGCGTAGTATAGGGGAATATTACATTCCTGCTCGGAAATGCGATGCTCTTAAAAGTGCTGCTCTAAAAAGCACTGCAAATATAGACAATAATTCCGAAACCACCAAATTTTTCGTCATTAATCTGTTAGATACAGATACAATCCTTCCCCGAACCACATGATTAATATCATAGTTGACATCGTAACCCAAGTCAAGAAGTACTTATCGACCTTCTTATACTCGTAAGAATAGTATAGGTATGCAATGAATGTGCTGTTGATGATTACCAGTATCGCTAATATAATCAAAGTACAAAACATATAATCCCTACTCATATATACTCGCTTATCCGTGTTGCGATAGGGCTGATACGTTATGATTTTCTCTTCTTTTTAATAAAGTGAAGAATATCCCACTTCTTCCAATATCGGGTGTGCCCACGCTTCTTGCACTCGCCATTCGGAATATCACCTCTAGCGACCATTCTATTCAATGTAGCATCAGAAACGTGCAGTTTCTCCTTAACTTCCTCGGTAGATAGCATCGGGTTGAGCATATCTGGTATGATGTCACACAATCTATCCAGGTCATCATCGCTCATTCCGCAAGCGGTGACCTTCTCACCATTTCTCTGTTGCTCGTCTGCCTTGAAACAAGCATCACTGAGCGACTTTAAAGCCGTGCCGAGTATCTTATAATTCAATATCTTTCCCATATCTTATGCACAAATTTTACGTCCTAGTTTCGTATCATTAACAAACATTCTAGCAAAGCTATACAAATAGAATATAGTTGTCACGACCATGACCGTAAAGCAGGAATCCACCATATCTTTAGTTGTGTACCAACTCCACTCTACAATATGAGCCGCATTGATGCCTAAGTAGTACATAAATGGAATGCGATACCACTGACACAAGAAGAAAAATCTACTTGCCAGTATCGTCACCATCGGCAGGACGTAAACCATGAAATAAATAAAGATATAGCAAGGCATATTTTCATTATATGGGATAAACATCTCACGTGGATGCTGAGAGAACTCCCAAATGCCGTATGCGTGGAAGAACATAATAATGATAGGCACATACTTGCAGAACCAGCGGAAGAACTTTAATATTCTCCTGCTATACCGATTACCATGCTTCTTAAGCATATCCATCAGCTCCGTCACATCAATGTCCTTTATCAACCGTTGGACTTCGGCTTCTTGTTCTAGTATCATATTAATAAACCTCCTTTTGTCTATAGCTAATTGTTCATAATTCATTGATTTAAATTAAATGATGTTGCAAAGTTACACTCTTTTGCACAAAACCAGCGGAAATGAGAATATTTCTGTGTTAAACTTTATAAAAAGTAACAATCTGAAAGTAGATGGCTACAAAAATAGCGTTAGAACGGCTTTCTTGCCAAATTCTAACGCTATTTCTATATCTACTTATCAGTATTTATCCTATCACAACATCAAGGGTCTCCATATCAGCGAACTTCAAGCCGCAATCCTTAGCAGCTTTGAAGAGCTCCTTCTCGTCAACTTTCTCAATGGACACCTCTACCTCGGCATTGGCAAGGTCTGAGAAGTACTTCTCGGTCTTCTGCTTCTGATTGAAGAAGTACTCATTGACCTCAGCGAACTTGGCTGAATCGTCCTTGGTGTATTCGTAGCCCTCATTGGCGTGCTTCTGCTCCAACTGCTGGCACTCCTGAAGCTTGCGCTGCATCTCCTCGAACTTATCGTCCTTCAAGCTCTCCTGTGCTTCCTCCACATCCTTGTCGTAGGTATCGGCTACGTGGCGCAGAGCCTTCATATTCTTCCAAACTCGCATAGCGGCATCATCACTCATTGATGATGTCTTCAATGCCTTCAATGTTTTGTAGGCTGCAACAGCCTCGATTGTCTTAATCTTTTTCATAATTGTTTCTTTATTTTTATGTTATACAATATTCTTCTCCAGATTGCCATAGCAGAATATCTTTCCTGTTAACAGTGCAAAGTTAAGAAAATAATTCCGAATAGCAATACAGGAGGAGCAAAATTTACGAATTTAAAATTAACTTCCCCATGTTGGATAATCACTAGGACGTAATGTGTCTGCTTTCTCGGTGAGAACGTAAACCACAAATACATTTCTAGTATTTTGTTATATTAAGAACATCTACGTTTTAATACATAATATAACTACCTTCTGGAGGAACTTGTTTCCATCCACCATCTATATTAATTTCAAAAGATAATCGACACATTTGTCCGTAATAACCTCCATCATAAATATTATCAAATCTTATATATATTTCAACATAATCTGTTCTATCACCTTCAGGAATAGTTACAGAACCTGTATTTTGACCAGAGCTATTAGATACATAACCTCTTCCGTATGTTGTCTTATTATTACCATAAGCACAAACACTTCTAAATATACCATCATTAACTGTAAATGTAGCATCAGGAAGTTTATATATTCTAGCTTTACAAATACAAGTAGCACCAACTAATTGTCTCAACGATGAGAAATCAACAAAACCACTAGAACCACTTTTAATACTTTCCATATTAATTTGTCTAGGATAATATTTAAAACTAATAGCACCCGGAGGAGATATAAAAATTATTTTTGTATCATCATATAAAGTTGCATTACGAGTATATGCTAAAAAAGGCACAATAGTAACATCTTTATCATTACCTACATCAAAAGTTATTTCTTTACTAGCGTATACATAATCTGTTGGTTTTTGGCAATTACCAACATAATAATTTTTATAAATCTTATCAGTATTATTATATGGTGAATCATAACAAATTTGAATCCAAAAAGACCAAGCTAAATACAAATCGGTAATTATATCTTCCATAGTAACATTTGTATTATCATCCACATTTGTATTCTTATATAGAACACAATTAAATTTAGGAGTTGAAGAATAATAAATTTCAACATTATTAAATAACGTAGGAATAGAAGATTGGAACTTATTACTTATTGCTTTGCTATTATAGTTTCTAAAATCACCTAATCTATAAGGAGAATTAGCACCACCTTTTGGAAAATGTTTTCCTGAAGCATATACAGTATGCGAATTAGTACTTGCATCTTTATCAATACATCTATCTCCATATACATTATCAATAGAAAGATATTTACATGCTTCAATAGCAAAACCTTCTCCACCATAATTATTACGTAAGTTCTTATAAGTATCCATAGGTATATTCATACCACAACGAACAACACAAATATATTTATTATATGAAGATGTTACTATTTCCTCAGAGTCTTCTCTAATAGGATATTCTTTAAATTCACCTTTACAACTAATAGGTTTATACTTACTCCATATATTTATATTTTCACTCTTACAAAGAGTAGCAAGGTCATTACTACTCTCTCCAAGAGCTTGTTTAACATCATCAATGCTAACAGGAGCACTAATAATTCCAGTTTCACTATTGTAAGACATAATCTTTATTTTTTAAATATTCAACTTTAGTTTCTAATTCTGTTACAACTTCTTTAGTAACAACTCGCTCTACTGTTACATTGAACACTTTCGCAAGCTATAATATAAATCGTTTCATACGCTTAATCTTTAGAACTTAAAACACTAGGCAAGGCAGCTCTATAAGAGCCACCCTGCGTTAATACTTACTCTGATGCCTCGCTTGCCATATTAGCGGCGATAGCGGAATTAACCTCCTCAATCAATGCTGATACCTCACTGAGCTTGCTCTGCGGAACACCGCTGATGTTGTAGGTCAGCTCGCTGCCGTTGAAGCTTGCGTTGGCATTGCCGAGATAATTACCATTTGCGTCACCATAGATACTCATATTGATGCTCTCAATGTTGCCACCAGTCTTGTCAACATTGTAGGTGATTTCTACTCGATAGCCGCCCTTGGTATAAGTGGCGGTTGTCTGTTCACTCTTCTTGTTAATCTTTAAATTCTCCATTTTCTAATCTAATTTAATGAATTAATATTCTTGTTATCTAATCTCTTCTTGTTGCAGTCTTCTTTATCTCCGCTCAATCGCTGAACCTCTGATTCGAGGAAGACCACCCGAGCCTTCAACCTGCTGACCTCATCGCCCACCTGCTCGATAGCACCAAATGCCGTTGCAATCAGCTTCGGAGACCAGTAGTTTATCTTGTAGTAGCCCTTCTCGTCCGTCTCCACGATGTCCTTTAAGTGAGGGTTGCACAAGACGTGCTGGGCAATCCAACCGATAGACCTTGTATTGTCCTTCTTCCAAGCAAAGCCGAACGTGCCACCCATTGCCTTGATGATACCCAAGTAGTCCAGCTTCCGCAAATCCTGCTTCAAGCGGATGTCAGAAGACTGATAAGCTGTAACTCCACCTTTAGCAAGACAATTACCACCGATAGTAGTATTACCATCGATAGTAGTATTACCAGTAACATAAATGTTAGTAAAATGAGCATTACCGCTTTGATATATATACCAATAAATAGAACCATTTTGACTACATATATCTTGAACTTTCACCATATTACTATTATTAGCATTACCTAAATATAAATCACCACCACTACCTCCAATTCTAGCTCCACTATCAGGAGTTATAGTTGTAATACCTGGAAATTTCAGTGTACCATTACTTCTTTTATTAGAATAATAATTAAATACAGTTCCATCGGCTATACCTAAATATATAGCATTAGCAACAGTATCATATTTGAGACCAGCCCAATCACTATACTCCCAGTTGGTTGCTCCAAAACGAATAGCAGCGCCAGTATTAAATACTACTTGGTCTTTTATAGCTGATATACGAGCATTAGCATTTACATTATTATTTAATATTATAGCTCCGTTTTCAGAATCACTATTATTTATATATATTGTTCCATTAACATTACCAGTACCATCAAAACTTTGACCCCATATCGTTCTTGCTGCCGCAAGTTTTGTTGCAGAAGCTACATTGTCAGAAGTTAACGCTAATGTGCCACCTACTGATGGAAGATTAACTATATTTTTATGCACACCTGTGCATACTATTCGAGTAGAATAATCTACTGAATCTTCTTTAGTATTGTGAAAATCTATATATTTTCCAATTCCCATAACTCCAGCATTATCAACAATTGGAAGTCCATTCCACTTAGCGACATGACAATTATCAACCATATCAGCATTACTTGTAGAGTTAGAATACTTTACAACACCATCATCATAACCACTAACTGTACCTTGATATGCAATATTATACAATTTAATAGCAGCAGCAGACAAACTAGTATAAGCTTCACAATCAGTACTTGAATTAATTAAACTAAAGTAATTATTTACTGAACCACGAGAATCTTGTATAACACGAATTACAGTTCCTTGATAAGCACCAGTAGTTTTAACAAATACGTCAACATAAGCATTCTTTAAATGAATATAATATCCGGCTTGAACACTATCGGTACTATACCCTGAACGTATTAACCAACGTATAGAAACACCTCCTCCTGCATTATCGTTATTTTGAATATCATTAGTTCTAAAATCAACTCTACACAAACCAAATCTTCCACCAGAATATCCTTGATTAATATAAAGTAGAAGCGCATTATCATTCCAACTATTACTAACTTTAATATGAGCAACACGTTTGTATGGATTAGGGTCTGTACTACCTATCTTTATAGTACAGTAATTAATAGCTCCATTTAATATTATATTTCCTGAACCGTCAAAATTAGCATTTCCAACAAAATCTTTACCTCCTATAGATATATTACGAGAAGTAACAAGTTTAGTGGCAGAATAAACTTGTATATTATTCAAATTTTTAATAGTCCCACCAACTGTTAAACTAATACCATTATTAGAATTAGATAGAGCAGTAAGAAGTCCGTTAGCATGAATACCATCTAATTTATCAGAATTACCTACAGTAACATTAGCAGGGTTTATGTCTCTAAGAGCTGAACCATCTGATTCCCAAGCAACTAAATGTGAAGTAGAAGTTAGTACACCTGCCCAAGTAACATGAACACCATCAACCTTGTCAGCATTGCCTGCACTTGTAGCATAAGCACAACTTCCACTAGAAGTAATATAACCAGTATCATTAGTAAGTTGACTTACTTTTGTAGGTATTTCACTCTTCTTAGCATAATCTGCAAGACTTTGATGAGAAGTAAGATACGTTCCTAAATCTACAGCAGTTCCACCAGTAGCTGCAATAGTTTTAGTAACACCGTTAATCTTAACACTATGTGTATGACTAGTTGCCGACTTACCACTAAGAAGTGAATCTACACTACTTTTGGTATAATAGTTAGCAAGACTTTGGTGAGAAGTTAAAAATGTAGCACCTTTAGTAAATGTAATACCCTTTCCGCTTTTAGATACAGACGTGATAGCATTCCCACTTCCACTTACAGATATTGCATTAACGTAACCATCAAGTGACTGATGACTAGTTAAGAACGTACTACCTTTAACTACGCTGATAGTAGTACCATTCTTGGTGATAGACGTAACCGCATTACCGCTACCGCTGACAGAAATAGCAGTAGCACTACCACCTTCCAAGCTGGAGATACGAGAATCAAGAGCCTTGATGGAGTAGGCAGAGGCAATCTCAGACAGCGATTCTGATGTAAGCTTCAAGGCATTTGAATAACTCTTCACACTGCCGTTCAAGCCGCCACCACTGGATGATGATGTTCCCACGCCATAGGCAGAAACACCGCCACTAGTATAGAGGTTTGCCACCTCGTTAGTCGTAGTGTTCGTAATCTTCAACGCCTTATTGGTTGCATCATACTCCATCTTTATGTTGCCGATGGAGATATACTTTCCGTTAGGCACGATGATGCTTCCATTAATATCAGAAGTACCATTGAATGAATTTCCCCAAAACTTGCGAGCATTCGTGAGCTGGAGTGCCTTCTTCGCAGAGCCATTAGTGAAGTAGCCCTGCAAGGTGGTGATATTCGTCTTATTGGTGGATATGCCCGAAGCGTTTACCCCTTCTGCTTTTTTCGCTCTTGTCACCTCATCAGAAATTGACTTATTGATTCCGTCAACAATACCGCTAAGAGTGTCTGTCTGCGCAATATTGGCGAGGAAGCTCACCACCTCGTTCCACTTATTGATAATGCCATCCGCAGTCTCCTCGTCAGTAGTCATAAGGGCGTACCAATCATAGGCACTATCCCAATGAGTTACCTTCGCAGATGAAATGCCGTCCAACACAGACTTATTGCTATGAGTATGCTTTGCTGATACCGCACCATCCCAAGCCGTCTGCTTTGTCGTTGTTGGAATTGAATATCCAGAAGCAAAAGTAACAGCAAATGTGCCGCTTGTTGTGATGGTCTTTGTTGCGCACGCCAAACCTGTAGGGAGGGTAAGAGCCACTGATGTAACAGTACCCTTATTGGTAGTATAGCCCTTTGCATCAATCTCCGCTTTGGTATAATAGCTTGCGAGAGACTGATGAGCAGTCAGATACCCAGCATCGTTGGTAAGCTGGCTTACCTTCGTGATGCGGTCAGTGATTTCTGTCCACTTATGGGTATGCGCACTAGGTGCGAACGTTGATGGTTTACCCGTGATGTTATTCCAGGAGAGATTCAGACCACCAAGCTCTGTAGCTATATTGTCAATTCGACTGCTGAGAGCCTTGATAGCATAGGCATTCGGAATACTCGTCAAGTCTGCATCCGTATAGCTTCCTTCTAAGATTCTCGCATAGCTGATTACGCTTGCAATCAAGCCGCCACCGCCCGTGGTAGATGCTCCTGCTCCGTATGCCGTGATACCGCCTGTGGCATAGAGATTACCATCAATCTTGATAGCCTTGTTTGTGGAATCATACGTGAGCTTAATGCCATGGAAGGAGATTGCGCCCTCGAAGGTAGCATCGCCCGATACGCCAAGTTTAGAGAATGGAGCGTTTGGCTTCAAAGACACAAGATCGGCAACGCTCGTTCCTGCACTTCCTTCCTTCCAAGTCGGCTCGAAGAAGATGAGGTATGCGCCAAGATTCTTTTCGCTGATGATAAACGATGTAGGGTCTGCGTGAACCTTTCCGCTCACATCCCACCAGATAGCACCATTGGCAAGGTAGCCAGAGCCGTCGAAGCGGATGAGGGAGGTTGCAGGGGTAAGATTTCCGCTATTATAGTCCTTATCCACCATCTGACCGCCCCACCACGTTGCGATACTCTTCTTTCCTCTGTTCGGGTCTATTGCTCCGTTGATACCGCTCTGAACGTTTCCGTCTCCGTCTCTCAGCGCAAGGAGCGTTGTCATTACAAGACCACCGTCAATATCTGTAGTCTGACCGAGCGCATCCTTGAGATACTTGTAACCTGCGAGGTCTGTGATATTCTGCTTCAAGTCGCCATATATCTTCCTAGTGATATATGCGTTTGCCAAACCCAGCTTGTCATAGAAGGCAGAATATGCGTTTTGGAAGTTGGTGAACTTCGTTCCCACGGCTGAGACGATAGCAGCCTTGCCGTTGGTATCAGTCTCATTGTATCTTTTAGATATATCTGAAAGATACTTGATGAGTTCTTTCTTGGCATCAGAGAGGTCAGTGAAAGCGGAAGTGAGGTCAGTGAGTTCCTTGGTGTCCTTCAGTACCTCTGCATCCTTCACCTCATTATACGACTTCTGTGCAGCCGCAAAATCATCTTCAAGTCGCTTAGAATCCTGCGCCATTGCCGCAATCTCGGAAGGCTCTAGGTAGCCATCGGTAACATAATTATCGAATTCCTTCTTATTATCAGTGACCGTATTTCCGAGGTTTTTAATGTCCGTCTGTGCGGTCTGTGCCGCCTTCTGAGCATCTTCTGCTGCCTTTTTGGCTGCGTTGGCAACTGTATCATCAGTGTATTTAGATGCTTTAATCCAATCACCGATGGCGAACTGAGAACCAGCCGCTTTGTTGGTCTGACAGCGCAATACCTCATTCTTGTAGGTACTGCCGTCAGAAGGATAAGTGGCATTAACCCATATATCGCCAACCTGATAAGGTGTCGTAGGCTGAACGCTGAACACCTTCATCTTCCCGTTTGCGGTCTCCTGTGCCATTCTTGCATCGGAAAGGGCTTTGGCGATGTCGGTATCTGTAATGATAGTCCACTTATAGGTGTTGCTATCCTTGGCAAAGCGGTATGCCTTGCCCGTCTTGTTGTCATAATACAAATCCCCAAGATGGTTTTTCATCATGTCCGTGTCCCATCCGCTAGCAGGTTCGGTCTTGAGTGTAGGAACGCCGTCATAGAACCAAGTCTCAATAGCTCCGTCTATCTGGTTTTGAAGGTCGGTAATCGTCTCCGATTTCTTGATAATGGTCTCAACGGCATTCTTATCCAAGCTATTCTCGGTGATGTACTTATCCAAGGTCTTTCCATCGTAGGTGGACTTAATATCCAAGTCTCCCTTGATGGTTACTTTCTTCTTGTCGCTATCATACTTGACGTAGGAATCACCCTCGTAATTATTGGCACTAGTAGGTCGGTCTCCGAAGTACATATCTCCGTAGACGTGGAAGAAAGCCTTGCCTGTAGAATGGTTCACACCATAGTCAACATATTCCTTGTTATTGAAAGTATAACCATTCACTCCGTGATAGAGAGTAACACTAGGCGAATAGGTATCAACGGCAGAGAACACCAAGCAACTTTGCCTTGTGATGTCCGTTCTATTACCGCACTGATTCAAAATGTCATCAACCATAGGCTCATCGCTGGCTGCGTCCTTGTCGATGTCCGATAAATCCACATAATGATATTTCTTGCCATCTATCTCCACTGCCTCGGAAGACACACCGATGACTAGCCTCCAATAGTAATGGTTGCCTACGTTATGATACTTTCCTGCCGTAAGATTGAAGCTCTTGCTCCTTGCTTGGTCTCCAACCTTCCATTTATTCTCCACCTTTGAGCCATCTTGCTCACCAAGGAAGTAGCATCTGTAAGCATTCTGACTAACACCATCATAGGTAACATTCACCTCTTCAACCTTCAATATTCGGTTACTGCCTACTGTGGTAATGAACAATTCACCACCCAAGGTGTCCGTATGCAATATCTCCAAGGTCTCGAAGATAGCCTTCATCCTAACATTAAGGTAGTCGGTCGTCAGATGACTTCTGAAAAGCTCGTCTAAAGACCAATCGCCCCCACTTAAAGCCGAATAGTCCCCAACTTGAAGCCCTCGCAAGAACTTAATCAAGAAGTTTGCCGCATCCGTCTTATCCTTATGAAGATAGGAGTTTTCAACCCTCTTGGCTGAAAATACATTGAAGTCTGTAGGTTGAACAGTTGTGTCATAGCTCTTAATGATATAGATACTATTTCCACTACCTCCCTTATTGAGATAGCTTTGCCCATTGAAAACAAGTTCCTCAATCTGTGAGGACATCGCATTGAGCCTAGAGTAAGCTGGTTTCTCACCTACAGTATACTTTACGCTATCAAAGGGAACGTCAAGATGTAACTCATAGCCGATAATTCTAGATGCTCTAAAGCTCATATCATATCCCTTGTTGAATAGGTTCACCCTATCGCCCTCAAAATGGAATTGTCCCTTGCCGTCATTGTATGAGTAATCAGACGCAGCCGTGCAAGTATAGGTCGTAGGGTCTATCATTGACTTCTTCAAGTTCTTGATGGCATCGGTCAAGAGCTCGTTGGCGGAAGATGTCACCAAGGTATTGCCCAACTTCGTTGAGTCCCAATTGTAGAGTACAAAGGTATCTCCGTCTTTCGGATGCAGAACCGTGTCTGGCAAGAATCGTCCGTAGTCCTCGTTTGCAACAATCTCAAAGACCTGTGCCGCTGGATTTATCTGTTCCTTGCCATCCTTCAGTATAGGGCTACCATTAGAATCTCTCAAAATCTCGGACTCACCATCGGGATTGAACTGACACTCGAAATCCATTCCATTCAACGAACCACTTTGGAAGATAATATGCAAGGTCTTTCCACTGAGGATGTAGGAACTTCTGAAAGCCATGTCCCCTGTCTTGTTTCCGTCTGCGTCTACGATGGTCAGTCCCTTTACTCGATAGAAAGTCCTCTTGATATAGTCGCCCTCCTCGGGTGTGCTCTCGTCCTCAACATCCTTCTCATAATAGGTAACATTAGAAGTCTTGATTAAGTTCCTTGGATAAATGTCATCATTGGTGGTAACGCCCTCTACATACTCGTCTTCGGTAAGTCCCTTGACTTGCAAGCAGCCATTCTTCAACTCAAAGCCGTTATCTTCCAAGAGTTTCTTGTTCTCAGCGGAACACTCTTCTAAAGTAGGGAGCATAAGCCTCTTCTCCACCACTCCGTTCTTTGTAACGTCAGCGGAAGAGTTCTGCTTATATCCACTAGGTAAGTTCCTAGCCGCTCCAAAGGCATATACCCTGTTGGCATAGCTTGCTTGGCTCTGCGAGCTTGACATTGAAACAATGTTTTCGCCATCCTTGAAGTCTACAACCTCATTGGTATTCTCGCAAGTACCAAAATGCACGAGGTTTCCCTCTACCCACCATTCGCACTCAAAGGTCTGTGCGATATTAGCGATAGCATCAAGAATGCTAGAATTGGAATAGGTGATTACCTTGGACTTAGTACTGTCAACGCTAGCATCCACCACGAATGTGTAATCGCTACCTTTTCCCGTGTAATTCGGGTCATAGAGATACGACTTGCTAGCCTTAGCCAAGAAATCCAAGTTATCCTTGATGATGTTTGCATGTGTAATGATATTCGAGGTAAGCGTGAATGTGCCCTCTGGAGAACCAGAGTTAGGCATATATTTCAGTCTCTTGTTCTTCCATTTCCTATAGTAAGCATCAAACTCCAACTCATAGGAATATCCAAGATTGCCATCGTCCTTTGGCTTTACGTTATCAACCAACTCAAACCTTCCATAGTCAGTAACGATGAAATCTCCCATCTTGAAGTATATCGCACTGCCAAGCTTAAAGGATAGCTTGCAATAGTGGGACTGCATCAACTCGAAGTGCACCAACGCATCCTCCGTTACGGGAACGGAGCACCTTACGTGTACGTCTCCCTTTGTGTCGTAATACTTAACCTCTATATCCTTGTATGTCCTCATTGTAAATCCTCAAATTCCTTCATGTTAAACTTCTCCATATCATCGCTTGTGAGCGCACCCCTGTTCTTCGGGTCATACTCAACGAACTTAATGCTCTTCTTCCCGATAGCTCCTCCCTTTCCTCGGGAATAGCTAGTGGACTTCCTAGAGCAGAAGAGCCTGTAAATGTCAAACTTGGAAGACGGAACTTGTATAGTTACGAATCCATTATCCATCAGCGCATCGAAAGCCGCCAACCTCTTGTTATAGTCATTGTGGTCTCTGCCTACAATCGTAAACTCCAAGGTTACGTTCCGCTCCGCCTTCTTCGGTCGTATCAGTATGACCCTCGTTCCGTCCTCTGTGCGCACGGAGTTGGTGATGTAGTCCTTGTTGTCAGCATCCGCTTCCAAGGCATCAAGAAAACCGCTGCCCATCTTGATACGATAGGTAGCCCATGCGTCTTGTCCGTTTATGATAAGTTCATTCGTGTTCATGCCAACAAAGTTAAAAACAAAATGAGGAATAATATTATATTATTATCATAATGCTTTCACTTAAAATTTAAGTGCAAAAAGGGCGCAAATCCTAAAAGGAAATGCGCCCAAAAACAATAAGCTTTTAAAATTATGAAGTTGTGTTTTCGTTTCCCTTTACCTTTGCAGCTAACGCTACTTTATCTTCTGCATCCTTGCGTATCTTTTCAATTTCTTCAGCAGGAGCGTCAGTTAGAGCCAGCATTTGTACAGCAGTCTCTAAAGAAAGTACGCCTTGATTATATAGTTCCGCTATTACTTTCCACTTATCCTTTTTGTCATCCTCGAAAGGTTCGGCAAAATCGAATTCGACCTCCAACTTATCCAACTTGCTTCTCATCTCAGGATATAGTTCCTTCATTACGGCTATAATCACATGCGATAATCTACCGACAAGTTCTTCATAGATTTCCATTCGGTTCGCTCGCTTGATGTAACCCAATACCAACGCTCGTTTTATGCCGACACTAGTAAGCGTACTCATAGCTTTCATTAGTTCCGGTGACATATCCGGTGTAAACGTATCAAACAATATAGACTGAGCCAAGTCTTCTTTCTCTGCCTTGCGGATTTCGGAATTCTGAGGTGGGTTGATATATTCAAACCTAGAGTTCTTGCCTGTAAGTTGTATGAGTTTACCTGGCTTGTTCCGCTTAGGGATTGATTGTATCACGTCAGCAGTAGCAGCGGCAATAGGGTCAGCAAAGTAGTTGTTAGTATCTCCGACCTTGGAATCAAGCATCTCTTCACGTTCCATTCTTGGCTCTGCACCATCCCATGCTTTAGGTTGGCGAAAGTAGATGCCGTTAATCTTTCCTGTCGGATTAGGATACTTATACACTTTCCACCCAAAGCCACCACGTTCACAATGATAGTTAAAAACGGATGTCAATATATCCCAACATTCGATAGTCTTTGACTCTCGCTTTAAGGAATAGCCTACAGCAAAAGCAAGCATGTTTCCGTATAGGTCAAACAACTCTCTCATCTTATGTCCCTTTGAGCGAGCTGCAACATACACATCAACATGCATCTTTCCGTTTTTTTGCGAAAAATTAAAAACAAAACCGCTTTCGGTTTCTGCTCCGGCAAGTCGCTTGCATTGACGTAGCTTGGTATTGAAGTATATATCCTTCAAGTATTTTTTATATAGTTCAAAGGCTTCATCGTCACCTTCAGTCTTCTTCCACATAATCGGATTGCCTAACAAGAAGAACAATTCTACCTCATTTATGTATCTTTGTCTTGTTCTTGCCAACTTCTCCGTCCTGTATGGCTTCTCTCCCTTTACCCATTTATCTTCACGGCTCATCACCTTATGGGTTTGTGGATTATATTCCGAAATGGCATTATCCACATCGAAATCATGTTGTTCCATCATATTTACGACAGAATCAACATCATTATCTTCCAAACGTTCGAAGATGCTTCTCTCCACACCCAATGCATTGAGCGTGAGGTTTCGAAAATATGTCTTTATCTGAATAATTGAATCTACAAACATCCTTATAACTTTTTGAAGCAAAGGTAATAATAAACAGGGTTTCTACATACTTTAATTTACGTATGCCTTTCACTTAGTTTTTAAGTGAATAAAAAAGACTATTTACTAAAGAATCTATTTTTATTTAGTAAACAATCTTTTTTATTTACATATGACTTTTATCTACCCTTATAGCATACTTACACTAACAATCTAATAATTAAACACTTGTATTTTTATTACAAAAGTAATTATATTTGTCATTTAGTACACTCCTAAGTCTGATTTAAATGCTTTTCTTGGCTTCATCACTTTACCGAGCAATACGGCAAGAATATAATACCTAGCAGCATCTATCAAATGGTTATCATGGTCTTCGGGAACATTGATGTAATTACCATCCTTATCCTTTGACCACACATATTTACGGAACTCGCTCTGTAAATGGACTGATTGCTTAGTTGTGAAGATTTCGAATGTCTGCATCTTGTCAATACCAGCCAATATAGAGCCAGCACCCTTTTGTGCTCCATATATAACTATTCCACCAAGAGCTACCTCATCTATAAGTCTAGGGTCAGCACTATCTGCATACACAAACAAGCCTTCGTTCGCATAAGGGCGCAAGAATCTTATGATGTCGCTAGATAACATTTCCGTTCTATAGCAAAGTTCCTCTATGTATAGGCGTTTGTCTACGATGCCACACTTCACAATAGCAGTATAGTCTTTCGAATATCCCCAGTCTACTCCGATGGCTACTTTCCTTGCGTTGCTAGGGAACTTGTCAACGATGCCTACATGCTTGAATATTGCACCCTCAGATACGTCAGACCATCTACCTATCATTATATGAGCATATTTCTCCGGTTCATTCTCCTTCATCTCTAATACCTCATTAAGGAACTCAGGTGAAAGATGCTTTATATTATCAAGATAGGTCGTATGTATATGAAGTACTCTAGGGTCTGTACTGATCTGGACGGGAACGCCATCAAAATACACCTCTTTATGTGTCTTTTCGATGAAACGCTTATATACCCAATGATTTGAATCACAAGGGTTCATAATGATTATTACTCGGTTGTGCAAGCCTTTCTGACGGATTGAAAGCATGATGCGCTCAAAATCCTCCTCACTCGTCCATTCCTCAGCCTCATCAACGACAAACGTAGTCACACCATGAATAGACTTTAACTTCGCAGTCTGATTACCGCTAGCCGTATGAATACCACGGAACATGATTTCAGCTCCCGTCATTTTGTTGACTATATCCGTCTTCGTGTTCTTGAAATAATCCTGTGTGCCATCTATCTCTATTTTCTCTTTAACCTCTGGAATTACGGAAATAGCGGCACTCACCATTGTATAACGTGTATAAAGAATCTTATGTGCTATCTTTCTTTCTGCATTGTATTCAAAAGTAAGTCTTTCGATAAACTGAGAAGCAGAGAAACTTTTTCCTGACGCACGGCTTCCTGTTATAAGGTAAATGAAATGCGTCTTGTCATTATATAACGGATAATAAACGGAATGTGTTTTTGCCATTATTCACCCTCCCCTTGCTCTTCTGCTTCCTGCTCAATCTCTCTTTCTATCCACTTGTTGACGGATATACCTTTCTTAGGGTCAAAAGGAATGCCCTTTTCCTCTTCATCCTTCTTACCTCTCTGTATCTCTCTCCAAGTCATATCGTAATGGAATAACCAAGTAGAAAGAGCTTGTACGTTAGGTGGGGTCTCCTGCTCGGTTTCTCTAGTTTCCACTACTATATCATCTGTCATAACTCCATCTATAACCATATGTCTTTTGGTGGTTGTCTTGCCTTTTACCTTGACACCTCCAAGGGCGCATTTAAGGAATCTTCCACGCACGATTGCATTGATAAACTCTCTGCCACGCACGAGGGATTGAGTTATCCTTTCGCCTCTTTCCGCATTTTCGTCTTCATTCCAATTCTCGTATTTTCCGTTTTTCATTCGGTTGAAGACCTGTGGATTTAGGTCAACCCCAAACTTCAAACCAAGGGCGTAGGCAATTTCAGAATCCTTCTGACCTTGCTTTGCAAGCTGTTCTATCTCATCGTAGAAAGCATCGCCATTGTAATCAAATTTCGGTTTTGCCATTTTCTTGTATTTATTATTGTTTCGCTATATATTGGGCAGATGGGATTTATACCTTGCCTCTAATTTTGTTATACATATAGATAGGAACGGCTAGTAAGAACATTGGTATTGCCAATATCATAGTTATAGCCAAGTTCGCAATCTTCATTAATCTTTTTCCGTTTGCCTTCATAATCTTTCGATATTTATGAGTTGACCAATTGTCCTACCTTGTTTATCAAAGGAGTAAAGAGACACGACACCCACATATTGAATGCGTTCTTTCTCCTCTTGCCAAGAAACATAGAAACAATCATAAATGGAATGAGCATACCTATTGTTATTGCCGCTATTATAAACCCTAACGAGAATCTTAAAATCTTTTTCATTGCTTATTCGTTTATATTCGTTTTGCTACTTTCATAAGCATTTCTCCCTTGATTACCTTGTCGGTTTCGATAAAGCCAAAGGTGCTCATAAAACGTTCCTTGTTCTCTATATTATCAAAGGAAAGCATGACGTAAGACTCGGCTTCTAAAGCTTTTTCCGCTGCCTTGGTATTTACCTCTTTCTTTACCTGTTGCATACGTTCTTTATTCGCTTGATATTGAGCCTCTTGCTGCTGATTGGCTATAATTTGATTTTGTTCTATCTGTCGTCTCTGCTCTTCTTGCTCATCCTTTGATACTGGTTCTTTTCTGTTTTCGCTTTCTTGGGCAAATGGGTCTAGTAAGGAATTGAGTTCTTTGCCTAACTCGTCTTCGCCTTCAGTCTTTACCATTGCATCATAGCCGTACAGGGACAGGTCTTCTTCCGTTAATCCGGCATCCATATAGTTTATGTCCGGCAGTAATTCACGGACTTTCATGTCATCCCATTCTCCATGAGCATTCTCGGAATTAAGCATGAAGTTCAGTTCAACTTCGGTCTTGTAATCCACATTTACAGCCTCAGCCAAAAGAGTATAATCCTTTTCGGGATAGCCCATAATCTCATCCATGATGGTTACTTTTTGGTTGCCGCCTACGATGGTCATTGTTGGCTTATTGACGGTTATACCACCAACAACGCCAAATTTTCTTATGGAACGTTTCAATGTAGCTTTCTGCTGCGGTGAAATCTTCCTTGGATTATATGGTGCTATCTGCACTTCGGAGCGTTTGAACTCTTCTTGCTTGCCTGTGAAATAATCTCTTGGTTTCGTCATCTTATCAACTCATTGTTTCTTGCAAAGGTATGAATAATAATTGTTTAAGAGAAATGTTTACTTGCGTGTCTTTTCACTTTGTCTTTTAAGTGAAATAACATATCGCAGCAATATATTAATTGGCTTGCATTTTGGTTAATTTTGCACAAAAAAAGATATGGGAGACGTTGGTAATAATGGGGCATATGCTAGGCTGAGAGCACAAGCTACCTCTATGCGGAGAAAAGCCGAGTCGGTTGGTAACAAGCTACAAGCTATAGCTGAAGGTATAGCTAAGAAGTATGGAGCAAGGGTCACTCCTATCAATTACAAGAGTGTTGACTCCATTGTACGCAAGGCTAAGGGCGAGGCTAAGGGTATTAAAGACATTAAGGACTCGTACAGAACAACCATCATCGCAGATAAAGGGTCAATACCGAAAATAATAAAAGACCTTAAAGGCAAATACAAGGGCTTTGAGTTCGTTAGACTCAAGGAACAGAAACTGGATACTGGCTATTCAGGAAACATCATCAATATCCGGAACAAGAAAACCGGACTTATTGGTGAAATACAAGTTAACACCGCCAAGATGATTTACGCCAAAGAGAATTACTCGATAGCCTACAAGCTGTTGGGTGGGAAGACCATGCGAGAAATCTATAAAGAGACCAAGAAACCATCCGGTTGGGGACATGCATTATATGAACAAAGTAGAACCGCCAAGAGTAACGGAGGTAAGAAGCAAAGGTCGGTATCTATGCAACAAGCTTACTATGCAACATTTCAATAATTAATATATTTAAATTTCAAGTAATAAACATTAATTTGTTTGCAAGTTTAATATATTTTTCATATCTTTGCATTGTAATAAGAAGATAAAGACTATGAACAATAAAGATAAGAACAAAATCAGCCACCTCCTTAAAAACGGAGAGTCGGTTTATGTTTACTATTGGGAGGATGACATCGTTGTCCGTTATCAATATGTAAATAAAGAACTTATGTGTTACCCTAAAGGTAAAGGACGTAAGCCAAAGGAGTTTAAGTTTAATGAAAACACCTATGCACAAGATGCTCTTGAGTTAGGTGAGCTAATAACGAAAGAAGAATATGAAAGATTCTGAAATGATAGAATTGTGCCTTGGTATCGCTTGCAAGGCGCACAAAGGACAGATTGATAAGGTTGGATTGCCTGTTATATTACACCCTATCCATGTTGGAGAAATGGGTAATAGTACCGAAGAGATTTGTGTCGGATTTCTCCATGATACGATTGAAGATACGGATATGACCTACGACAAGCTGTTATCACTAGGTGTTAGAAAAGACATTGCCGATAGTGTATGTGTCCTAACCCACAAGAAAGGTGTTCCGTATTTTGACTACATACAATCAATCTTTGACTCAAAAGATATGGTTGCAATACAAGTCAAAATCAACGACCTGCATCACAACCTATCGAGAGCTAAGAAGTACGGATTTCAAAAGCAATATGAAAAATGTACTACGGCATTGTCAATGATGGGAAGGTTCTTCCCACATGAAGAGGGACAATACTACCCATCGTTCGAATATATTCCTTAAGATGTACGCTTACGTGTTAAATTCCATCCGTATTTCTTTGCGTATTCTTTCATAACTTGATATTGCGCACCAACATTACCTCTATCATTAGCTTCCGTGACACGTTTCTGTATTTCGTTTGCTTCACGATTATAACTAGACACATCACTTGCACTAGGGACTTTTCCTCCTTTCGTAAAACTAGAACGCTTTCTGTTTAAAGCTAGCACTTTCTCGTTTATTCGATTTCGTATTCCGCTCTTTGAAAGATACTCTGTCTGTTTTTGCTGAAGGGTTCGTCTCCATTGCGAATTTTTCTTACCAAAAACATCCCATGCATCCGATTCTGAAAGTCCCCACCCTTTACTTGGTCTCTTCAAAGAATACGTATAATTCTTTGTAACTGCTCGAATCTCGGAAGCGTTATGTGCTATAGTTGTAAAAATGTCAGCTCCGGACAAAATTGTGCCAACTCTTCCAGCTATAGTATCTCCAATACCTCTATTAGGATGGTTGTGAGTAATGATGGCATCTTTGTAGTTATAGCCAAAAGGTAATTGCGTACTATGTGCCTTTCCTGTTTGGGAATGCGCTATTTCTTTTCCGTCCTTATTAAAGGCATAAATACGTTCCGTCTTTAGCTTTCTAATCTTAGCTTCAGTGTCAGACAAAGCCGCATCCAACCCACGGCTATGTCCGGCATTGATTTGCCTATCCGCTCTTTCGCCTCGTTGAGGTCTGCCTCTATATCCTCTATCTGCCATATATAAATCTCCTTTTTTATTTGCAAAGATACAAAATTTGCAAGGGAGTACCTAAATATCAAAGGTTTACAACTTCACTTATCTATATTGTGCAATCATTCTTTATCTTTGTTGTATTTAACCTCAACACCAATCAACGTTTGTTTCACAAAAACCGCCTTACAAGACAATAACTTTCCATTCTTAGAGAATTCTTTATCCTTGTACCTAATATCATATTTGCCAATATGGTAATCGTAGCAAGCATCAATACAACTCTCTACAAGCTTCTTCTCTGCTTCGAAGTATGGCATTTCCTTCTTGCTCACTTTCGCAAGCCACCCACCACCTTGTATTAGGTCGAATATTCTTGAATACCCATCACGCAAGCCATTGCAATATGCGGCATAAAACTGCACTTTCTGAAGAGGAACTTTTGTACCTTGTTCCAACAACTTGACAGCCAACGCCCTAGCCTCATCATCTTGGCTCTGCTCTAGTATCTTCATTGCATGGTTTACAACTCTTCTTTCCTGTTCCGTCATGTTATTCAAAATTTAAGTTTTTCAGAAAGCTCAATCTACCTTCTACTTGTGTAAAGGTTTCGTCCAACTCATCGTCACTCATAGAGGAATAGAAAGTATAACTGCATGGACGCATAGTAAATCCATCAATCAAGAAGACAGAGAACCACATAATTCGCTTTACACTACATTGTTTCAGATTAACTTCTAATGCTCCTTGCTCTACTTTTACGACAATATTATTGGTTGATTTAATGCTTAACGCCTTACCTAAAACATCATTATATACTTCATTCAT